TCAATGTAGCGCAGCTGCAACCACCCCGATCAGTGTCATCACAAACAGGAACCAGCGAAGGGTTTTAGGGCTGGCATTTATGGCGAATTTAACCGCCATTCTGGCGCCAACCATCGAGCCAGCAGCCAGCAAAAGGCCGGGAAGCCAGACGATAAGATCATCAATGATAAATATCGCGAGAGACACTGTGGTAAAAATGAGGGTACACAGTAACTTAAGCGCGTTACCGCGAACCAGATCATACCGCAATGCGCCACATAATGCGGCTATCAGGACAAAGCCAACACCGGCTTGGACAAACCCCCCGTAAATGCCGGCGAGAAGCAGTGCCCACCAACCAAATTTTGACTGGCTGACCTTAAGTGTTTCGGCTTGACTGTCTGGGGCAATAGTGCCGGGTTTAATCACCATCAGTAATGCCATGGTCAGCATGGTACCGAGCAAAAGGGGCTTGATAATGGACGATGGTAGCCACGCTGCCGCGCCGGCTCCTATGATGCCGCCGATGACGGTCGGAATCATGATGGGGACTAAGTCATCCGTATCGAGTCGGTTATGTTTACGAAAGCCGGACACGCCAGCCACACTTTGCATAAAAACCCCGACACGGTTTGTGGCATTTGCCACATCGGCGGGCATACCTAAAACGATCAATGCCGGAATGGTGAGATTCGATCCACCACCAGCCAGAGTATTGATAATTCCGGCGATAAATCCGAGAAAAAGTAGCAGGACGCCAAAGGCAAAACTCAGTTCCATGAGTGTTCTGATCCATTCTTTAATTGAACGCCAAGCTTATCGGCTTTGGTGGGAATTGTCGTGTGACTGGAATGGCAAAAAACAAAACGGGGCAACCATTTGCATGATTGCCCCGCTTCAGAAATTGATTGGTCGGTCTGACTGGATTTGAACCAGCGACCCCTGACACCCCATGTTAGAGTTAAAATTTAGCACAATTACTATATACTACAGTGTGTTATATGGTGTTTGAGGTGTTTTTTTGTAAGGAAAATAGAAAAACGCAGAAAAATAATGATCAATGGAAACAATGGGTTATTTTTTACAAAACTACTGTATATACAACCCCTAAATTGCCACCATTATCGGGCTTACCTGATGCCATTCAACATCGTTTGAGTCAGTGTATATTTTTGTTGTAGCTTCGTTGGCGTGAGCATACGCTTCTGCGGATTTTCCCCCATATCTGAAATCATTCTCGCTGCCAATCTACGGATCTCATGAAACGTTGGGCGTTCTGATTTCGGTACTTCTGAATACAATCCCAACTGATCACGTACTTCCGAGAAAGTACGACTGATAATCTTCGACGTACATTGAAAGCGGTGATCGCACTCTTTGGCTATACCGTTCGTCAGCTTATTTTGGCGGTGTACTACGTAGGGGCAAACCAACTTATCAAGCCTTGAGCGAGCCACGGTTTCCTTTATTGCTTCTGTTACCGGGATAGCAACAAAAGAAGCTTTGTTGTTTTGCACCTTGTGTCGGTGTATGTACAACGTGCCATAAATGGCGAGCTCTTTATCTTGTTGTGGTGAGTCAAACCACACAATCCCACATTTACCAGGTGTTGGTTTCGATATGCTGTATTTGATGCGATGTAGTTCCTTTACCGCATGCGTTGATTGCAGCGCGATCTCCATTGCCGTCTTGAGAAATAACGGTGCGGCTTCGTGAATTAATTTGAAGTCATTCGCAGTGAGATCCAGTCGGCTCTTTGCTTTGTCCTCCGCTGTTATCTTGCGTTGTTTTTTCTGTTCGGCCACGTTTGAATCAACAGCGGATTCATCAGCCAAATAGGAAAATACCTTTTTGAGGAATGAACCTTGCGGTTGTAAACGTTTTTTGATTTGTCTGCGAAGTGCTCAGACAGCCAGCCATTAAGATCCTGGAGTGTCAGAGATTTAGTCAGCAGGTGACCGAGGCTTTTAACCAATCTGTCGGAATCGAGCAAGAATGTTTTGAGCGTTTCATCGGACAGCGATTCTTCATTCTTTACCCGAGTCAATACAACCTTCATCCATTCAGATAGGGGCTTGTCGAATTTATCTTTGCGACGTGGTGCAGGAGAAGAGTCAAGAGTGAAGACATCATTGTATCCACGGTGTTTAGCGTTGTAGGTAATCGCTGCCTGTATAGCCTGGTGTTCGGTTGTACCTATAGGGAACAGCTTGCGAGAGCCGTCGATACAGCGAAATTGAAATCGGACTCTTCCTTTATGGTGAATTTTGGATAAATGGGCGGGATAGTGTTCTGTTCCGATTTTTCTGCGCCGTGGTGCCATAAGTGATCAGCCTCCAAAAAACTCACCAACTGGTCAATGTCGTCATTGCTAGCACCTTGTGTCGGTTCACTAACGACAACAAGCCATCTGCCTGTTGGTGTTTTTTTGCCCCGTAGCTTTCCGCTTTTTATCCAGTTTATGACTGTTTTTGCGCAAATGCCGGAATCTGGATAAAACTCATCAATGTAGTCTGCAGGTTTGAGATTTCTCATTGGTCGTTACCTCTTAACAGTTCGGCAATCTTGCTTTGCCGTGGTCGTTGTAGTGAAAGGTCTGAATCTGTTTGTGGCTATGGGCCGCTTTATCCAAGCGCCATTCGCCGAATTGGTCGTTTTTAATGCAGTGTTTATTCGCCAGTCTGCCTATTTTCTGGGGGGAGACCCCAAACTCAGCGGCGAGTTGAGAGGCGGTATGGTGGGGGGCTGTTGTAACTGGCAATTCCCATCCGGCAGCGACAAGTGCTTTTATCGCTGTGTCAGACAGTCGGCATACAGATAGCAGGCTAATGAGACATCCAATGCGCAATCTTCGCAGTAGCTCTCGAATGTTGTATGAACAATGGCGTCGTGCTTTTTGCATCGGGTGCAAATCATGGCAATACCTCCAAATCTGAAGGTATTGCCTTAGAAGTACCGTAGGAAGGGACTAGATTGGCATATAATCTTTACGGACTGTTCTAATCTACCTGCTATGCAGGTGAATTATTATTAATAACTTAAATATGCAATTTGATTGGATAAATCTGTCTGTTTACTCGAATTAACTGATACTGTAACTGCAAGATTCGAATTTTTAGCCGCCAGAGCTACGGAAAGAAAACCATTAAAAGCTGGATGACTTAAGTCGGCATGAGCATAGCTTTTTCCAGAGCATTCTTGATCAAGTTTTAACACCAATTTGTTTGCAAAAAAATGATTGTCATCTCGAGGCCCCTCAACGGTTACAGATTCCAGTTTTATATTGTGACAATCCTCTGTGGCAGCCGTTGCAGACAATGACACCAAACATGTTAAGGCTATTAAACTCTTGTTCATTGAAACTCCATTCGTTGTTTGTGATATTGCGAATAATTTAATAGGAGCCATCGTGGACTGTTTTTCCTACATCTCACGGTGACTCTTAGAAAATAACTGTACAGTTCAGCTTATATGAAACACCAAACTAACAATGAGATGGAGCACCTTTGACAAACACCTGGGTAAAGCTAAGCGGCTTGTTGATCCAAGGTTACCATGGCTTCTTCAAAGCCGTCCCACCTATCCACACCGGCAGCTTCGAGAGCAGATAGAATGGCATCGCGTTCGCGGAGATAAGAAAGCTCCTTGGCGGAGATTTCGGTCATTTGAGAATTCATTTCTGAGGCGGCTTTAAGCTCCGCTTTACTGCCAGACGCCTCAAGAGCCGAACGAGTAGCAGTCATGGCTTTCCTGCTTCGTTCAGAGAGCTGAATGTGAGTTGAACTATCATCTTCAGGCTCTACACAAGTCATAGGCTTTTCTTGTGCCGCCTTCGCTCTTTGCTCTTCTTCCTGGAGAAGCCTAGTTCGCTCGGCTTTCAGGCGTTGTTCTTCAGTGACCTGGTGGTCAGCAATGCGTGACTTAACCAGAGCCGTGAAGTCTTCTGTCGGCTTAAACGCCAGTTGCGGCCAGTCGTTAAACAAGAACCTGTAGTTGGTCGCGAGCTCATCAAGTGTTGCTCTGTTGGTTCGGCCTACAATCGCTATCCTGTCCGCTTCAATCTTGGCATTAGCCACCGCTGTATCCGCGGCTTCCTGAAGGCTGACTACCGTCTTTTTGCCCTTCATGGCTTCAAGCACAGAGACAGAAGACACGGGTAATTCCGCAGATAGCTCGGATGACAACTTTGCAAGGTGGTCAATAATCTCTTGCTGAGCTTTCGCAGCAATTTCCTTTCGGATTTCAGATTTTCTTGCTTTGACCTGCTTATCAGTTGCAAGCCGGGCTTGCCGGACCTGCTCGCCAATAAACTTTAGGTCTTTCACAAAGGTGTCGATGTCGTGGACTTCTCCAAGCACTTGCTCTGACAGGGTTACAATCTTGTTTTCAGCGCTTTTGAAAATCTTGATTTGTGCTTCAGCGTTTGCGAAATCCTGATCCGTTTTGATTGGCTTCCTGGACTGTTCCACTAAATCGAGCGCAGCGTCTTTGAATGCGTCGAGATTTGAGCGAAGGGTCAAGCCTTCCATGCGGTAGCTGATAGCGGGGAGATCCCTGATGGGTTGTGCTTCGAGCTTTTCCATTTTCTCTGGTGGTTGGTAGTTAGCAAGATCTTCCATAAACTGAAGCCATCCAGCAATCAGCATATCCCTCCTGTCAGTCTGTGATTCATACCAGCAGTAAACAAAGTTCTCTCCCTCAACCGGCTCTTGGCCATCGGTTAAGTCTGAGCATACAAAAATCACTTGGCCTGCACCGGATACCAACAGTTGTTGCTCTAACTGCCAGTAATAATGGGGTGAGAGCTTTTCCGCCATAACATCTTTCGCCAGTTCGTCATTCCACAGCTTGTGTTCGTATACAACATCATCGAGCAGAGTGATGCCGTCAAAGCTTGCAAGCATCCAGCCATACAGGTCACTGATGCCGGTGGTGGGGTAGAGTTCTTCACCAATGATTTGTTCAACGACTGGGCGCGCGGCTTCCTCTGCCGCATGGCCTTTGTCGAAGATACGTTGTTGTATGGCGTTAACAGCCTTGACGTCACCTGTAGCTTTTTGGTGTAGCAATTCACCCCTTGATTGATACTTGCTGACACCCATCATGGTTGGGGCTTCCGATGCGGTCATTTTAGACTGGCGGAGTTCGTGCCATTCGGCGCTTCCTTGATTGAGCTTAATCGTCTTCATGCTGAATCCTTCTTCTGCACATTACGAATCGATGTCTTTTACGCTTCACTGATAAGGCGATTGGTTTTATCAGTGAAGCGGGTTTGGTCAGGGGAATTTACAGTACACCCAGCTGGGTCGGTCCCAGTTTTAGCGCCAGCAGGGTAAGCCCTTTGGTGGTTATACGGACCTGTTCAATGGTTCGCGCGTCTTCCCCTTGAGTGACGGTCGTGACTTTATGTTCCAGCATGCCCCGGAGCAGCTTATCCTGGTAACCAATCCAGTGTTTGCCGTCCGGTCGTCTGTAAATCCATTTGTTGATGGAAAGCCAGGTGAACAGGCGTTTGGGCTGGAGCTGCAAGCTTTTGGCCGCATCGGTGATACACAGCGACCCTTCACAGTCTGCGATAAGGTGGTAGGCCTCGACCTTAGGCTGGTCCGCCTCGGTTTGCGCTTTCAACCTGAGGTTTTCTTCCTCCGCTTGCATCGCCAACTTGAGAATGTCCATCCGTGAAAGCCCGTCAGTGCTGTAAGCGCCCTTTTTGCGGATAGACGGCAACACGTCGGAGACCACCCAGTTCTCAAACTTCTCCGCGCCGGGTAGTTTGGAGCGCATGATAAGCCGGTAGACGTCGCGTTCAGGAATGATTTTGGTTTGTTTGTCGAGGGTGAACGAATCGTTCACCCCTATTACATTCAGGCACTTGCAGTGGTCGCGGACAGCTTTTTGCGGGTTTGTATAACCAAGTAATTCTGCGACATCCTTGGCTACAAACCAGGGCTCACCGTCTTTCTCAATCACACGGATATTGGCTTGCTCATAGGTAAAAGGGATGATGTTCATGCTGCGTCCTCCTTGGCGACGTTACGGATAGCAACCTTTTGCGCCTCACTGAGAAGGCCCTTGGTCTCAACGGTATTAATGATTTCTTCCGGGGACTTCTTGCCTGCGGTAATGGCTGCTGCCCACTTGGTAAAATTCGCCTTGAATTGGTCGGCTGGGTAATCGGGCTTACTTTCTATCAGTTCAGCCTCTGTTGCCGGTTGAGAAGGAGTGATATCGCGCTCCACACGGTTAGCCGGAATATCTTGTGCTTCTTCGGCCAGGCTGATGCCTTTCAGCCTATCTGCATAGGCTTTACGCGCTGCAAACCCAAACGCCCGCCATTCGAGCATCTTCTTTGGATAGGCTTTCCAGGTGTTTCGTCCCCAAAGACCAGCCTGTTCAGCATCCTCTTTGGAAAACTCACCGGTAAACTGGACGTGGTTACCATTAATCTGACGGGTAATAACGCATTTGGCAGACATGGTGTTGTCGTTGAATTCTTCCTTAATATCAACGAGATCTGGCGCTGACATGATGAGCGCCCGTAGGCCGTCACCCCAAATACTTGGGCGTCCGTTTACGACCGCGATGTTTTGGAGCGACTGTACGGGTTTAAGTCCCAACTCCGCCCCCATTTGAACCGCCACAAGGACATTGCCTGGCTTGCCTTGGTAATCCTTTGGCACCATCTCTGAGCCTGCCATTAGTTCAGCCATTTTCATGGCTTCTTCAAGCGATTTTGGTGTGAGGGAAAATCCCCCAGTAGAAACAACGTTGGTCATGGTCGTTTACCTTTTTGGTTGGAGGAACTAAGCGGCTCGCTGACACTGCAATTCAAACGCGGCTTCGATTTTGGTCATGTGAAGGGCGATAAACTCATCGAGTGCTTCAAGGACAAAAGCTTGGTAAGAGCTCAAGCTTACTTTGTTAGTAGGGAGGGCAGGGTTACAGGCGGCCACGAACCTTACGAGGTTGTCACACATACGGCCGTTGAAATATTCCCCGCAGTAATAGGTGTTGAATTCGGCAAACGACAAGCCAGCAAATTCACGGTTTAGAAGAAGTTGTTGTTTCCCCATTTCGATAAAGCTGTTCAATGCTTCTTCTCGTGAGTCTTGGGCATCAAGACGTTTACCGTGTTCTGCTATCTGATTTCCAAGGTAGTTATCGAATCCTGTTTTCATGGTATGATCCTCCTGTTGTTGGGGTTTCTTGGTCGTTACCCCTTCAAGGTTGACGAGTTACTTGGCTTTTCTCGTTGATTACCGTGATGCCTCCGCATCATGGTCGTTTACCTCTCCGGGGTGGTACCCGGTCGGAACTGTCTTCTTGGTCGTTGGCAGTTCCCTAACTTGCCCCGCATTGCGGGGCTTTTTAGTTTTAGCTTTGTAAAATCCTCTGCAGCTTTCACTTTTCCTACCCAAGATGCTGAAGGCTTTAAAAAGCGCCCCCTATGCAGGGGCGAAAGTCAGTTTATTCATGCGCCGTCTTTCCGGCTGTCGTTCATTGGATACCAAGCCTCCCGGCTACCCGGTTACGAGTTAAGGAGAACTCGCTCGGGCTGCAACACGTTATCGCTTAATCGCTACGTCCGGAATCTCACCGGCATTGCATCCAGTTTTCAAGCTGGCGGGGATTGGCACGCGCTGCTGGCCGTTTACCCCCTGAGCAAGAACCATTGATGTTGTTTATTGGTCCAACTCTCCACACTCACGCAGTGGATGCGGTTTAATCAGGTTGTTAAAGAGCTAAGGGACAGTGAACACCTTGTTGGTGAGGGGCTGAGTTCCTTTAACAAAACCAGAGTAGGATAATTTACATGGTGAGGTCAATAAAATTAAGAAATAAAAATTACTATAGGACAGGAAAATTACCAAAAGGTGATTTTAGTCATGAATATTGCAATTGTTGAATTCGGCAGAGGCCACATCTTAATGAGGGCAATTCATGAGTGGGGTTAGCTATTGGCGACGAATTGGCCGTATCGAAAAAGAGGCTTTCAAAGTCTGAACAGTTCTTGCACGAAGGGGATGATTTGCTTAATCGAAAAAAAACCCCGCTTAAGAACGAGGCTTTAAAACTAAGTAGAGCGCTTAGGGTACGGATTTGACGTGGGCTATTACAGTTCCTATCAAGTGACTGTTTCCACTTAGTTTTATGTACTTAAGCTCCGGAGGGTAGTTTGCAAGGGACTTAAGTATTCTCTGTCCGTCTAGTAATTGAAGCTGCTTAAAAGACACTTCAGAAGATTCGTCAATTTGAGCAATTACAAACTGACCATTCCTGGGCTCGATCTGGTCCGGATCAACGTATATCAAATCACCTTCATAGAAGCGGTCCATCATCGACTCGTCGAGAACACGCAAGATATAAGTTCGAGGGCCACAGCGTACTGGGCAAGGATAATACTCGAAATCCGTTTCGGGATAATCGCTTGCTTCAGTAAACGAACTTGCTTGCTTCCAAGTAATAAGGGGGCATTTTTGTTCAACAGTAGGGCCGGGTTTTACGCAGATACTCGCTGATACTGCTGGACTCAGTTCTACAGGAAGCTCTCCAAACGCAAGCCACTCTGGCCGACACTTCAACAGCTCACTCATTGCAATAAGCACTTTATCTTTGACGCTGCTTTGAATTCCGAGTTCCAGGTTAGATACGGAAATTCGACTGTACTTCATATCCGTTACGCGCCTGGCAACGGCATGAGCAACATCATCTTGAGTCAGCCCCAGTTCTGAACGCCTACTTTTGAGTCTTTCACCTATCGACGTCATGTTTTTTTCTTCAATGGAATATTTGTTACTAAGAATGCCACGCTTTTAGAAAAAATTTATTGCGTCATAATTATTGACCTTTAGAGTAATTAACATTACTTTTTATATTGGAGGTAGCTATGAACGATAAACTTTTTGACACACTGCTTAGTGTTTTTGGCACCGAGGCAGAAATTGCACGAACGTTTGGCGGCACCCGCGTTGCTCACTGGAAACGAAGAGTTCCCCGAGATGCTGCAATACTGTGCCACTTATCACCCAATGTGCCTTACACCTACGATTCTAGCGTGTACGGCCCACTTGGGAAGGGGCTTGGCTTAGGTGCAAATTTTGAGGAAATAACAACCAATACCGAGGTAAACGACCATGACTCAAAAGTACATCAAGAAGCGGCTTGAACGCTTACAGCAAAACCGTTCAGTGGGAAAAGCCGGACTATCGATTAAAGAGGTTCGAAACGACCAGGTGAAAGTTCGGTTTACTGAAGACGAAAGTGACTTTCTTTCGGTGTTAACCGAGAAACTCAACATCCCCAAAGCGGTGCTCTCAAATTTACTCATTCTGGAAGCGACTATCGACATGCTTGCCGAAGACGACCAGCTCTGTCAGGAAGTGATGGAGGCATGGACAAATGACAGGCGGCCGGCATTGGATTTCTTCCAGGAAATTAACATCCGCGCTTCAGAAACGTGCGACTTCATAGATGGTGACTTTCACCAAATTGAACAACCCGCTTCTCCCGCAGTTCGTGCCATTTCCTTTTTACCGGAGGAATAGTCATGGCCAAGCGACTACTTGGGCTTCTTCGGGGCAATCGCCCCGTTGAAGAGCTTCACCTGGAATCTGATTTTGTTGAGCTAGTTATTGCGAAATCAGCTAAGCGTCGGGGCGTGCGACCTGACCAAGTCCGGCTGTCTCTGATGATGGAAAGCTTCTCTGAGGACGCAATGTCAGGGGCGGGGACCGATATCGAAACGGAAAGTGGGGGGCTGCACTAATGAAGCTGGTAAAAGGTAAACGCGCTATTGATGTCACTGTTGTCGAGGCGGACTGTGTTTGCATACCAAGTAATGCTATTCGAGCGTGCGGCGGAAACTACCACCTGGCCGCTGTCATCTCTTATTTGGCGGAATTGTCATTGACCCTTTCAGACCAGGATGGATGGTTTTATCAAAAGCGCAAGGATATAGCTCAGGCTTTGGTGTTGTCCGAGCATCAAGTACAGCGATTAGTTACCGCGTTTAAAAGCAAATTTCCTTCTGCAATCAGGACCAAACGCAAAAAAGTGGAGGGTGTGCCGACGGTCCATTTTCATATTGACGTGGCTGAGTTGGAGAAGGAAATGGAACGCATCTTGGACGAGAGGAACTGGTGATGAATGCAGCCGAGAAAAAAGTGTTCACTGAACTGGTTGGTCAGACAGCAAACCTGTCAGTTCAAAAAATACTCATCTTGTTCTTTGACCGGAATTTTAATACTGCGGCGGTAATGGGGCAGCTTCTTTTCTGGTCCCAGAAAATCAAACGGCAAGATGGGTTTTTCTTTAAATCCCAAGCCGAGCTCGCAGAAGAGCTATGCCTGTCCCGAGACCAGGTTGCCAGAGAAATCCGGAAAATAAAAAACAAGTTGGGTGATGCTATGGAACCAAGTTGGTTAAAGCCAAAGGGGTTCCTACCACTCATTTTAAGTTAGACCTTGATGTCGTGATAAGGCTCATCAGCGATTTCAATGTTGAACGGTCCGCGGATGACTCTACTGCAATAAATAATGAGGCCGATTCGGCTGTGCGAGATAACCCAACCGGGTTGGGTGAGGTAACACAGCCGGCTGGGCGAGGTAACCCAACCGCAGGGTTGGGTGAGGTCGCACAACCATTAACAGATCCGAAGCATATCCGAACAACAGATCCGATCCCGACACAACAAAACGGCAAAACAAGTTTGCCTGCCGAGCAGGCTCGGCCTGTCACCCAAATACTCTCACCCGATGAAAACCGCATTGTTGAAATTTGGAATGCTTTGGGTTGTGCCAGGCACAAGGGGATAACCAAAAACGCCAGGAAGGCGATTGAGAAAACCTACCGGGAATACCGCAAGGGAAACAAAACCCCAAAAGATCTCACCGAATGGGTAACCACCTACCTCAAACATGGCTTTGCCCTCTGGATGACCGACCACCACCGGAACAAAGGGGATGGCAAGTGGTGTGCAGACCTTGAGTTTGCGATGCGCTTTTCGACCTACGACAAAGTCAGGAATGCGGAGTTGGCGGCATGAATACCGACACGATAGGTGCCGAGCAATCTGTTATCGGGTCGCTTTTGCTCATTGGTGACATGAGTCAGGATGCAGCGTCGAGACTGCTTGAGTATCTCAGAGAGAACGCTTTTCAAGCCAGGTCGCACAGTCTTTGCTGGAGAGCAATTCGGCAAATGGCTTCTAAGGGGCAGTTTGTTGATCTGGTGACGTTAGACGCAGTGTTAACTCGTAACGGGGACATTGAGGATGTGGGGGGCTTTGCCTATCTGGCCGAGCTTGCCAAGAACACACCCAGCGCCGCCAATGCGATGGCTTACGCTGATATCGTGCGGCAGGGAGCGATTCGTCGCAGCGTAAATAGCAAGTTACACAATGCGATTGCGCTTTTGAATGACCCGGACGGCGGCACAGTCTACGAGAAAATTGGGTTGATTGAGTCTGAGCTGAATGCGTTAACAGACCGGGCTAACCGAGGGCGTGAATCCGGGCTGGTGCATGTCAGCGAGATTGCGGACAAATGGACAGAAGATCTTGAAAACCGTTTCTCCAATCCTACCGCTTCACATGGCTTCACGACGGGCATTGCCGGTTTAGACAAGATACTAGCACCAAAGAACATCAAGCCGGGTTCACTGGTTGTGCTGGGTGCCAGGCCCAAGCTTGGCAAATCTGCATTGATGAACATGATCACCAAGCATTTTGCACTGGAGCACAAATTGGCAACTGCCATTTTCAGTCTCGAAATGCCATCTGATCAGATTTTCGAGCGAATGGTTTCTGAGCGAGCCCGGGTAAACCCGTCGATATTTTACGCCGGTGCAAATTCCGATACGGAGTACGCCAGGGTCAGCGCGGCGATGGGCGAGTACGTCGAAAGTAAAACGTTCATTGATGATACGCCGGGTATTGGACTGGCTCACATCCAGAGGGAATGCCGGAAACTGGGAAAACACGAGCGATTGGGCCTTATCTGTGTCGATTACCTGACGCTGATGAAGGCGGAAAAAGCAGACCGCAATGATCTGGCCTACGGGGAAATCACCAAAGCGCTCAAAAATCTGGCGAAGGAACTCAATTGTGTGGTGCTGCTTCTCACCCAATTGAACCGCTCCCTGGAGTCGCGTGCGAACAAGCGCCCGATGCCCAGTGACAGCAGAGACACCGGTCAGATTGAGCAGGATTGTGATCTGTGGATTGGCCTCTATCGTGATTCGGTCTATTACCCGGATTCTGCACTTGGTGGTCTGACCGAGGCGATTGTTGGCTTGAATCGTCACGGCCAGACAGGTACCGCTTACCTAACACTAATCAATGGCTACTTTGAAGATGCCTCGGCGCAAGACTTGGCAAAGCTCCATGAGAAAAGGAAGGGGGCAAAGCATGATTTCTGATTTACCGATTGCAGCAATACGCCTCATGAACATGAAAGATTCTCGATTCACTCGCCCACCAAGCGTGTGATTAACAAAGAGGTAAACGACCATGACTGTAATACACCACTCAAAGGCCCACGCCAGGTTTCACCGGGAGCTCAAAATCACTGGGCTGGAAGTTTTTCTTGTTTTCCTCGGAAGGCACTACAACGCCACGCTGGCGATGTCGGCTAATCGAACTGCCCTGGTTCGGGCTGGCATTGTTGCCGCGGTCGAACTGTTCAATGCAAAACCCCGGACTATCCAGAACTGGTTGAGAGAGGACGGACTGCCAGAAAGCCGGATAGACCAAGCGATGGAGATTATTAGGGAACATGGCTTTCCCCTTTGCAGGCATCAGTTGTTGCTTAATCAGGAAATCGTTGATTGGGCAGTCGAAAGGCATCGGCAAGACCAGTTGTGCAAGGGACTGGCGTTTCGTGGAGAGGCGGCATGAATCCTAATCGTGAGAAGACAATCAAGATGATTGAATCAACGGGGATGATGCCGGTTGTTCGAGAGATAGCTGAACGGTTTGGTAACGAAGGGCGATTGCCATCAGTGGCAATTCGGCAAGGCAACGATTGGCTTTTACAGGAATTCGGCCAACCAAAACTACCCAGTTAAACCCGTTCGCAGGGGAGACTATCCGATGATTCACGTAACGCAGACAGAGCGGATCGAGATTAAAAAACGACTGCTGGATCTGAAGCAAACGGAAAAATGGAAGGGCATCAATTTCTCCAGTCAGTTCGGAAGGGTGGTGTTTGTGGCGGCGGGTGCGGAGTGGTACACGCTGCGCGACTTGGAATCCCGCATTGCCAATTGGTTTCCTGAGCATCGGGATACACAGGCGGCTATCAGTGCCAGGCTGCGTGAAGTCAGCCCCTCTCGCTGTGGGTTGGTCAAGCAACGCATCATGGAAAGGGTGAACGGCAAGCAAGTTCACCGCTATCGGTTGGTACCACCGAAGAGCATCAAGGATGTCGCTGAGAATGTCAGGCTTACCGGAAGCAAGGAGGCCGCATGAATTGGCTACTCATTTTTTGGATTTCCGTTTGTATAGGCCTATACGTCTTCTGGCACATTGCCAAATCTGAGCAATTGGATAAGGAAGGCCAGGAGGGTGATGACTGATGGCTGCAACACTGTCACTGGTTAAAGTTCAGGGTGGTGGCCTGGTTCCGCTCACTGAGGATGACAAGCAGGTCATTGATAAGCGCCGGATAGGCTCTGTCCTTGAGTGTACGTTTACGACTTCCCGCAATCCTCGCTTCCATCGCAAGTTCTTTGCGCTATTAAACCTCGGCTTTGACTACTGGCAGCCGCAAGGGGGCTGCTTATCCCCACAAGAACGCAGCCTCCTTATGCGGTTTGCCCAATGGCTGTCGAATTGGGGCGGTGATGTGACAACGCTACAAGATGCCGCCAGTGGCTACCTGGATAGCGTCGCGCAGAAGCGAGCAGAGCTTGCAGTAGAAAAGCATTTCGAAGCCTACCGGAAGTGGGTCACCGTGGAAGCCGGCTATTTCCATATCGTTGTATTGCCAAACGGGACAACACGCAAAGAAGCGAAAAGCATCAGCTTTGCGAAGATGGATGAGAACGAATTTGATGGGCTCTACAACGCAGTGTTCGGCGTTATCTGGAATCACATCCTGTTTAAGAACTTTGGGAGTGAAGCTGCCGTAGAGCAGGCTGTTAACCAGTTGATGGGGTATGCGTGATGACCATTAAAACCCCCGCATTGCGCAGTAAAAAACTTACTGAAGGGGCGAAGGGGAAGCAATGCTCCCTTCAAATCCCCGGCGTTTGTACCTTCAACCCGGAAACCGTGGTGTTTGCCCACTTACCGAGTGGCACACAGGGTATGGCGTATAAGTCCGATGATTTTTGGGGCGTCGATGCCTGCATGGGGTGTCACGATGCGATAGATGGCCGGAATGGCTACAGGTTTGAGCCAGGCGAGAAAGAGCAATACCTGCTCCAGGCACTTCACATCACACTGTCTCGCCGGATACGTGATGGGATTATCGTGATACAGGGGGCGACGTATGTTTGACAACGTGTATGACCTCGAAAAGCGGATCGGACGGATAAACGAAAGCGGTGACGGTAAGGTCAAGAAGATTCGCCGGGAAATTGAAACACAAGAATGCGCAGATGTTATCCGTTGGGCCCGTCGCACCCGTATTGCCGGTGTGCTTGTTGCCGAATACCTGACTCACGTCCCCAATGAAGGCAAGCGCGGGAAAAAGGCCAGGAGTGATTTCTACCGGCTTGGCGGACAACGTGGGTATCCCGATTACATCTTTGATATCGCCCGTTGTGGGTACCACGGACTGCGCATTGAGGTAAAAGCGCCGAAAGGGTACCGAAGCAACATTCAAGACGACCAGCGTAAGTGGGAGAGCCGCCTGACCGGCCAGGGCTATTTGTTTGTTTACTGCTACTGTGCGGAAGACATGAAGCAGCTGATTACCGATTATTTACTTGACCGAATTGAGGGTCCGACATCAGGGGGTGATGCCGCATGAGCCGAGCGTTAGAGTTACTGATTCGTATGCACTGTGAAAAAACGCCAACTTACACCAGTGGGCATCAGGTGCTAACCGGAGACGTTGTCATCGCGATTCTGGGAAAGCTCCAGCATGACCACCGGATTGGCAGTGACTTGATCATGGCTAAATGGCTGGAAGATGAAAACGCCCGTTCACGTTGAAGGATACGCATTGGAGTGGCTGTCTGGCCGGGGAACATTACGTCGCCCGGATTTGTGCCGACATATCGTCAAGTTGGCACTTGCGGTGTTCTATGGCAAGCCAACCATTACTCAGTCTCGCAAATTGAAATCTCTGTGGCGTATACACAGCGACCAAGGCCGCCGAAGTGAAAGGCTTATCCGTCGTTGGCGTGTAAGGATAAAGCTTTTACAGCAGGACGTGTTTGCAGAGGACAGTTTTCAGGCTGAGCAGACAAGCAAAGAGATTGACCGGCTGGAGTCATTGATAGCCAATGAACGCAATCGCATCCATGAATACGCAATTGCCCAAGCCTCAAAAACTTGTGCGTGCCCGAAGTGCGGGGGGACTGGTTTGTTTAAGGTTGTAAACCAATGCGATGCCTGTAACGGTACAGGGCAGCTCATCCCCACCGCAGAAAATATCCGGCAGCAATTGCGTCATCTTGGTATAGCCAGGGTGACTGACAAGCTTTGGCAATCCGAGCTTAAGCCCGTATTTGAAGATGCGTTGAACTGGATGCATACCGAGCATGGGGAGGCAGTAAAAGCGCTGGATAAGCAGCTAGTATTGGAGAGGGCGGCGTGAGTGAAGAATCCAATTGGTCTGATATCTCCGTTGGAACTTGAATTGCACTTTTACCGGAAAATATGATTTAGTCGTATTTGGGATTTAAGCATATTAACAATGAGGGACAGAATGGGTTATCTACCGAAATGGTTAGCTTCCAAGTTTGGTTATTTCTCCACACAATCAATTATGAAAATTTGGGGTTGGTTATTTGGTGCAATGTTAGTAATGGTGCTGATTATTCCCTTGGTTTCATATATGAGTGAACTGCTAGTATTTCCGTTGGTGAGCGTATACCTGATTTTTATTACAGGCGTTATGTCAGCAAAGTTCTATGCACGAAAACCAATAATATTAACTGACCCTATCGCCGTGAAACTCTCGGCAACAGATGCGGGGAGAAGATAGTTAAAGTGGGTAAGTTGCTTGTTGAGATTGTTTTTTTCTTGTTTGTTTATCTCATGTTAGTCAGCAGTTTCATCGCCGCATTGATGGCGTTTATTGCGCTGTTCTAGTTATTAACTCCATGAGCTTTGTCTTGTTCTTGATTACCTATATTTCCAATAGAAAAAATCATTGTTGATTTCACGTTTTCACTGTTGATACAGTTATTTGTAATAATCATGCTTAATAATGTTGAAGCAACTCACTTCGACAGTATGCCGTTATGTAACTCATTAGCAAGGAGAGCCTATGAAACTAAAATTGACTTTTATTTTTCTATTTTCTTTTGTTCCGCTAGTAGCGAATGCCGCTGAAGATGATAGAGTGAATTTAGCAGTCGAAACGGTCTCAAAGCTATGTTTAAGTGGATCTGAGTATGCCATTCAGGCTGATGCAAAGGGAAATGTAACAATTAAGAACTTCAATCCCAAAGGAGGTGGTTCTGTTTCTGTTAACGTCAGAGAACAAACCGGTGCAACGGCTTTGCAAGAAGATTTGAGAATAATTGGTGATAGAGACATCCGCGAATGCACTCAAAAGCATATTGGTAGGATTATCGACGCAATTTTTGAGCAAACCCCTGCAAGCGAAAGCCCGAGGAAGACAAATAGTACAATTACTCGCTCAAAATTTATAGGATATGTCCCAGACGTTGTAAGCGTTACAGAATTTGCTGAAGGGAAAAACAATTATTACTATCGATTCACAGTTAAAGAAGCATCCTCATTGGACTTTTCTTTGAGAAGAAACCACAACTCAATATTTTACTTTGTATTGTCAGCTCAAGGAACACAAATTTTCCAACGCGGATGGGTGAGTTCTGGAGATGTAAAACGCGATGTGTTTTTCCTACCTGGAGATTACTATATAAGAGTAATTTGTCGCGATAGTGAATCCACTCCTTTTTCTTTTAAAATAGAAGGGTTTCCAGAAGCGTAACGAGTTGCTTGTAGTGCGTAATTACATGATGAACTTTGTAAGCGCCGATATCCAAGTCAACAACTAAGATTTAGAAAGCCTCATCAATGGGGTAGAGGTCAAAGTTCAACATCACAAATATTTGGCTGCGTGAGCAGCCAATGCCCATTTGTGAAAAAAGCAATTTACTTCGATTTGTCTAATGTCGCTCTTACAGGCGAATAAACCTCTATTCCATCTGCTGCATACTTAGCTAGCATAAATTCTTGTCCTTTGTACCGAAGCAGAGGAAAAGGCTTTGCAATATGGCACTTGCGACCGCAGTTCGTACAAGCATGTTCCCACTGTTTCGGTTGCGTGTGTATGACGTTTTCAAGCGTAGTTACACGATACACTCCCTTGCCACATTCCGAGCAGTCGAACTCCACAAATTCAGCCTGTATCACTTTTGATCTTTGCGCCATGATTGACTCTAAAATATACTGTTTATATATACAGTATATAATCTGATGTGCTTTCGGCAACCGTCAGATTAGAAGTGTAATAACAAGAGGTTAGAGTTATTGCGCTCAGGGAGGATAAATCATGTGTGGTAGATTGAATGTCACAGACGATCCACTGACTAAGATAGTCACGGATGTGTTGGGTATCTCATTCAGAACAACATCGAATTGCGATTTAAGACCAAGTGAATCGATAGAAGCCGTTCATTTCAAGCAAGGAAAACCCGAGCAGCTTTCCTTGTCCTGGGGATTTAAACCATCATGGGCAAAGCGGCCACTGATAAATGCGCAGTCGGAAACGGTGGCTGTAAAACCAACATTCCGGGAGGCGTTCAGGTTTCATCGCTGCGTTGTTCCTTGTACCGGTTGGTATGAGTGGCTGACACTGAAACGGGGAAGAAGAAAAAATGTGCATTTACGGATCCTGAAAGCCAGGTGGTATGGATGGCGGGCATTTACCTTCACGGTGAATCACTGGTGACGTTGACAGCAGAGCCGAACAAACAGTGCCGGGAGTACCACCACAGGATGCCGCTATTGCTTGATGAAAAACATGTCGGGGATTGGCTGGGGTCTATAGAGAACGCGAGGTCTCTGCTCAATTTACCGTGGACCAAAAATCTGGTTGTTGATGTGGTGAGTATGGAGTCACATAGTCGGTTGAGGTGAGAAAATTGCTTCTGTGACAGCCAAAAAAACACTATCACCTGTTGACTGGCTCAAAGTACAGGTGATTAGTACGTAGCAATTCTAGAATCAAAGGAACTGTGTTGATATCATCTCAATATCATGATATTTCGAGTTTTTTGGTTGATTTTGACAAGCGGGCTGTTTTGCTGTCGTTTGATGAGTCACGGGAGATTGGTATGCATTCAGCATTTAAAAAAGCTACATACTGAGCTAGTAGCATTGAGAGAAACCATCAGTTCGGCAGCAATTCCTCAAGGAATTTTTATACAGCAATATGGGTGGAATCAAACTGCCCTAGACAGTAGTGACTTATGTTATGCAATTGATAATCTCACTTTTGATATAACTCAATTTGATATTGAAGATATTGGGGAGTATGAAGGGTACCTTGAGAGTCAGAATAAAAAAATTGTAGCCCTAAATGATATAGCCAAAGGACACTATAACAATAATGCAGGCCATTTAGTTCATCTGGTACCCAATATAGCCATTACTGTTATGGTGATTCACCGAGATCTAGAAAAAACATTTTTTAAATGGGAGGTGATGGAAGAAAAAAAATTACTTCCCAAAAATATGTTACGAAGATTGCGTAACACAGAGGCAAGGATAAATGCAATTGATACTTCTAGCTCAGACCTAGAAGAGAAAGTAAAGGCGATTAATAGTGCTCATGAGGCTGCTGAAAATTTACCCACTGATCTGGAAGAGTTAAAAAGAACTCAAAAACAAATCGGTGATTTGTTGAAAGATTCTAAGGAGATGTTGGCGGAAATTCAGCTAACAGAAAAGAGTGCTGAAGCTTCCTTGGAAGCTTTAATATCACATGAAGAAGCCGCTCGTAAGAGTAAAGAAAAAACCGATACCTACGTTGATGAATGTGATAAAGCTCTACAGATAACCACAACGGAAGGCTTGGCTTCTGGATTTGACCAAAAAGCAAAGGAGCTTTCTAAGTCTATCAATAAGTGGGTCGGAGGGTTGGTATTTGCTTTAGTTACGGGCGGGGTGCTAGGGGCTCATAGGGTAAATGAGTTAACAATGGCATTAACTGACACAACTTCAATGGGCGTCGGTGAAGGCTTAATCCAAACAGTACTCACGATATTTTCTATTGGTGGACCATTGTGGTTTGCGTGGTTAGCTACGCAGCAAATCACACAACGGTTTAAGCTTTCTGAAGATTATTCGTACAAAGCAACTGTGGCTAAGTCTTATACAGGATTCAGTAAACAAGCAAACCGATTTGGTTCTGATGTTGAGGAAAGACTATTTAAAGCGACTCTCGACCGTCTTGAAGAAATGCCTCTAAGGCTCGTAGAAGGTAAAGATTACAGTAGTCCTTGGCATGAATTCATAGACTCTGATGTTGTGAAGCACGCCATTGATAAAGTGCCAGGGTTTAGACGCGAACTAGATATTTTCGCTAAGAATACTAAGCGTAAAGTAACGGATGTTAAACAAGATGCTCATCGCTCTAACGTGACACAAATAGATGGTGATACCGACGCTCAAAAAGAAACTGGCTAGGTTAGAATTCAATTCCATACCCAAGCACTAGATTGGTTGTGGAACTTATCTTCGAATTACCAGCAAGCACATTACGGTTGATTCGGAAAACTCCGATAGATTGAAATGCTGCTGGTTTTGCACCTTGCCGAAATCTCAGGCATTATTTACCCATAGTGCAAAACCTCGACCTTCACGGGCCGAGGTTTTTTTGTGTCTACACCAAACCCGCTTCGGCGGGTTTTTTCGTATGGGGTGTTAACCATGACATATCAACTGGGGAAACGGTCTCGCAAGCGTTTAGCGCCTGTACATCCTGACCTTCAACGAGTGATAGAAAGAGCGATTCAACTGTCCGATGTCGATTTCACGGTGCTTGAGGGGATCAGAACACTGGAAAAACAAAAGCGGCTGGTAAAGGAAGGTGCCTCCCACACACTCAAAAGCCGACACCTGACAGGACATGCCGTTGACCTCGGTGCCTGGGTAGATGGTGAAGTTCGTTGGGACTTTGGTTTCTACCTGAAACTTGCCCACGCTGTCAGGCTCGCATCTATAGAGCTGAACATCCCCGTTGTATGGGGCGCGTGCTGGACAACCATCAACAATGAAAGCGATTTGGAAGATGCCATCGCTACCTATGTCGCCAGGAAAAAGAAACAAGGGAAAAAGCCACTGATTGATGGGCCGCACTTTCACCTCTGCCGCAAACATTATCCGGCTACCTACAAAGGGGATGTCTGATGAGCATATGGAACTTCCTGACCGGCCTTGTTGAGCCGGTAACAGACCTGATTGATGAACTCCACACCAGTGAAGAGGAAAGGCTTGAAGTCAAAACCAAGCTGTTTGCTATGCAAAGTGCCATGGCGACAAAGGTCATGGATTATGAAGCGCGGCTTATCGAGGCCAAGACCAAAGTCATTACCGCCGAGGCGCAAGGGGCGAGCTGGCTTCAACGCAATTGGCGTCCGATAACCATGCTGACGTTCTTGGGGCTCGTTGTTGCCGATACATTTGGGCTTACGGAATTTCGCTTAGCGTCTGAAGCCTGGACACTCCTTCAAATCGGGTTGGGAGGATATGTAGTTGGCCGAAGCGCAGAAAAGATTGTACCCAAAGTCACTGATGCAATGCGTAAGGATTGAACATGAACCAGAGCACATCGGCTGTTTCGTATAGCGCATCCGCAGTGACAACGCTTGCCGGGTTATCAATCAATGAATGGGTCGCTTTAGGCGGCTTTCTTATTGGTGTAGCGACCTTTGTCGTTAACTGGCGCTACAAGCACATCCAAACAAAAATCATGCTCGAACAGGGTAAGCACGATTAGCGCTGTTTTATCTGGTACTGATGAAAAACAAGTAGACAGGTAATGGCAAAAGCTGACTGGGTAAAACTGGCTGCGCAGTTTGAGCATGACCACGCTCGATACGGAACAGGCGCAAAGGAATGGTGTGAGGCGAAAGGGATAAATTACCAAAGCGCGCGCCGGTATATCAAAGTGCGCAAAAGTGCGCAGGAGGATTGTGCGCAGAAAGGGAATGCGCAGGGAAAAAATGCGCACTTAGCCCATGTGAAGCGAAAAACAGTTAAGCGGGTAACGAAAGGGAAAACCCGGGAAAAGAAAGCCTGTACAGAAATTAGCAACGTCGTATCGATAGATGACGTTAAGCTTGCCCTTCATGACACAAACTCAATACCTCATCCCGAACGCAAAGGCGGCATGTATGCCCGGTATTTTCCGGCAGAAAAGCGCTACATGTTTGATGCCGCCGACATGGCTACTTTGGACGATGAACTGATGCTGACCCGAGCAAGGTTGCAATCAGGGATTGAATACCTCGGGAAGATCCACGCTGATATGGCGCAGGCTTCAACCATGGAAGAGCGGATTAGCCTTTATGAATCCTTCAACCGCTGCAATAGCGGATTAGACACGCTGACCGCACGGATTGAGTCGCTGACAAAGACCATGAGCAGTTTGGGTATCGATGTGGTGATGAAGGAGAAGGTGATTGCTGACACTGCCCGGATTAGAAACATGTCCCGCAAGCTGTTTCTTGAAGCGGATAACCTGGCTAAAGAGGGCAAGGGAGACGATACACCGATTAGTGAGATGTTGGATGACCTTCAGAACATTGGCACTGGCGGGTTGATGTGCTAGTACGGCGTATCTATCTGATAGTAAAATACTTCAAATGTTTCATATGTAATTTGTGAATATGATTGTATCGACATCTAAAAACAATCCAGAAGTAGAGGCAAAGTACCGAAAAACCTTAATGACTACCTCATTTATGCTATTCATCTATTCGTTTGCGGGTGGTCAGTTCAATGGGGAGCTTTCTTTATCTGGTTCGAAATTTGTGTTCAGCCGGCCCCAATATCTTGAGTATTTTGCAGTAGTAATGATAGTTTTCTTTGCTTGGCGGCACTACCAAGCATCTAAGTCAATTAGAGAAAGGTTGGATAAAGCAAAAATTTTCGATATATCAATTTTTTCTGAAAAGCTTACTGATTGTGAAAAAAGCATCTTAAAGGGTTTTAAGCGTATTGAAGATGCGCCGGAAGGCTGCAATCAAAACTACCATTTGGTTTCCACATGGAGGTTTGATGTGTGCTGCTGCTACACGCCCAGTCTGTACTGTGAAGATAAAACGCTGGCTTTTAGTCTAACGAAATCATCTGCTTTGAGACTTCGGCTTTATTATGTGCGAAGTTTAATTGTACATGTTCTTGTTGACTCCGACTTTGGTGATGCGTGCTTACCCAGTTTGTGCGCGGTGATATCCATTTTGACGTACGTGTACAACGCCTTCTCTTAATTGATGAGTCACATAGAGAACCCGGCCATTGCGCCGGGTTTTTTAATGCCTGCGATATGACCCAAGACGAACAGATAAAAGAGATTCAATCCAAGCTCTCTGACAAGTGGTGGAGACTGGACAACCTGTACAAGATAGAGAATGAAAAGGGCGAGCTCGTCACCTTCAAACTCCGCCCGGCTCAGCGGCTTCTTTTTGAGGTTATGCACTGGCTCAACATCATTTTGAAGGCAAGGCAGTTGGGCTTCTCAACAGCGATTGATATCTACCTGCTAGATGAAGCGCTTTTCAACAAGAGCCTCAAATGCGGCATCATCGCCCAGGACCAACAGGCAGCCGGGGAGATATTTCGAACCAAGATTGAAATCCCTTTCGACAACCTGCCGGATTGGCTGAAATCCCGATTCCCTATCAAGTCCCGACGTTCGGGCGCAACTGGCGGCCATATCCTGTTTGAGCATGGCAGCAGTATTCAGGTTGCGACATCATTTCGCTCCGGCACGGTCCAGCGACTTCATGTCTCCGAGCACGGAAAGATATGTGCGAAGTACCCGGCGAAAGCAAGGAAGTGAGAACCGGTACCTTAAATGCCATTCACCCAGGTTGTGTCGCCTTCATTGAAAGTACGGCGGAAGGTGTAGGCACCGATTTCCATGCCATGTCCATGAAAGCCATTGAACTATTGCGGGCCGGACAACCTCTCACTCAGCTTGATTGGAAGTTCCATTTCTTCGCGTGGTGGCAAGACCCTAAGTATCGTGCGCCGGTACCTAAGGGCGGGGTCGTGATGAACAAGCTACAGCGTGAATACTTTGACGCGGTGGAAGCGGCGATGGATTGTTCGATAGATGATGAGCAGCGTCAGTGGTACGTGCTCAAAGAGGCCGAGCAGGGTGAAGAGATGAAACAGGAGTTTCCGTCTACGCCCCTGGAAGCCTTTCTGGTCTCTGGCCGCCGTGTATTCAATGCCCACCACGTTATGCAGGCCGAGGGTGATTGTATAAACCCGCTTGTTGTTTACGACGTGGAGCCGGTCACGGGAAACCGGGAAAGAGTCGCCAAGCCCAAAAGTATGGATGAGCAAGGCCAGCGCTCAGTGATGAACCAGCTACTGGTTTGGGAAATACCAGACCCTGATGAGGATTACGCCATTGGCGTAGATATCGCTGAAGGGTTAGAGCATGGGGACCGTTCAAGCTTTGATGTGGTGAAGAAAAGCACCGGCGAGCAGGTTGCCCACTGGTTTGGGTTCCTCGATGTTGAGCTGTTTGCCCAGCTCACCGCCCATATCGGCAGGTGGTACAACACGGCCTTTATCGGACCGGAGCGAAACAACCACGGTCACGCCTTCGTCCTGAAGCTGAAAGATATTTACCCGGTTAGCAGGATTTATTCAGAGCAGTACATCGACCGGGAAGATGAAGACGAAACCGTAAAACTCGGTTGGCTTACTACCAAACACTCAAAGCCTATTCTCACAGAAGGCATTAAGCCACTTCTGAAAGCGGGAAACTCCGGCATTCGATGGATAGGCACTGTCTCGGAGTTCCATACCTTCGTATACAACAAATCTGGTTCGATGGGTGCCCAGGAGGGCAACTATGACGACCAGGTGATGAGCTACCTCATTGCCCAGGAAATGCGGGTTCGTATGCCGAACCGAATCGTCAAAGACAACACGCCACGTAACAACACGCACTGGATGACGAAATAATGAATACAGCACTCAAACCAAAAGCGGTTGACCAGACCAAGATGCTCGAAATCATGTCTGACATCGACGGCCAGCCTAACTGGCGCAGCAATGCCAAAAAGGCCCATGCTTATTATGACGGTGACCAGTTGTCCCCAAAGGTGATTGAAAAACTACGGGAGCGCGGGCAACCCGAAACCATGCATAACCTGATAGCGCCGACCATTGACGGGGTGCTGGGCATGGAAGCCAAGACGCGGACAGATTTGCTGGTCACAGCGGATGACCCAGACGATGAAATGGAAGCATTGGCCGAGGCGGTGAACGCTGAGTTTGCTGATGCGGCCAGACTGGGAAGGCTCGAAAAAGCCCGCTCTGATGCCTACGCCAATCAAATCAAGGGCGGCGTTGGGTTTGCCGAGGTGTACCGGAACCCGAATCCGTTTGGTTGTAAGTACCGCATCAAACAGGTACCGCGTGATGAAGTGTATTGGGACTGGCTGTCGGTTGAGCCGGATTGGTCTGATTGCCGGTGGGTAATGCGTGAGCGCTGGATTGATGTTGATGAGCTCAAGACCATGGTGCCGGGTAAGGCGATGGTGCTTGAGCAGGCTACCAACAACTGGCACGGGTTTGTAGATACCCAGTTGGTTGATGGGGTAGACCCGCAGTTAGTGAGTGCGTGGGAAGAATACCATGGCTGGAATCGAGAGCAGACCGAATACCTGAGCCAGAACCGCAAGCGCATTCGTCTGCAGATTGTCTATATCCGCACCATGGAGCGAAAGCCGGTGATAAAGCTTTCCAGTGGCCGGGTGATTGAGTACGACGGCAACAACATCATGCATGCCACGGCAGTGGGCATGGGGCGGGCGAAGCTGGTACAGGCACAGGTCAGCCGTATTATGGAGTCATGGTATGCCGGTCCGTACCATTTGGGTGACCGGCAATGTAGCGCCCCGCATGGGATGTTTCCGATTGTGCCGTTCTTTGGGTACCGAAAGGACAGCAATGGTGAGCCTTATGGCTTGATTGCCCGCGCTATCCCGGCGCAGGATGAGGTGAATTTCCGTCGTATTAAACTGACGTTCCTGTTGCAGGCGAAAAGGGTGATTGCGGACGAAGACGCCACAACCATGAGCGGGAGCAGGTGCTGGAAGAAGTTGAGCGTCCTGATGGCTACATTGAGCTCAACCCGGACAGGAAACATAAGAAGACCATCAGTGAAACGCTGCAGGTTCAGCAGGATTTCCACATTGCCACCCAGCAGTTCCAGGTGATGCAAGAATCCATGAAGCTCATTCAGGACACCATGGGGATTTATTCAGCGTTCCTCGGGCAGGAAGGCGGAGCCGATTCCGGGGTAGCAATAGCGAACCTGGTCGAGCAGGGGGCGACAACCCTTGCTGAGATTAACGACAACTACCGTTTCGCCAGTCAGCTCCTGGGTGAATTGCTGTTGGGGTACATCCTCGAAGACATGGGCGAGCAAAAGAACCGGTCGGTTGTGATTAACCGAAAAGACAAGCACAAACGCAAAACGGTGGTGGTGAACGAGGAAACGGAGAAAGGGCTGAACAACGACATCAGCCGGCTTCGTGCCCATATCTCCCTGGCACCGATTCAGCAGACCACCGCCTACAAAGCGCAGCTTGCCGACAGGATGATGCAATTAACCGCCCAACTGCCGCCACAGGTCCAAGCGGCGGTGATTGACCTGGTGGCTGAGCTTTCCGATATCCCGAACAAGGCCGAATTCATGGAACGTGTCCGTGGTGCGCTGGGAACGCCGAAGGACCCAGAGGATATGTCACCGGAAGAGCAGCAGGCCGCGATGGAGAAACAGCGCCAAGAGCAGGCGCAGCTTGAACTGGCAATGCGAGAGATGGCGGCGAAGGTCGAGAAGTTGGAAGCCGAGGCACAAAGGGCCAGTGCCAGCGCAGCAAGGGACAACGCATCAGCGGACAGCCAGCGATACACCAATGCCAAAACCCAGGCTGAAACCGGTGTGATTTTAAAAGAAATGGAGCGCCTGACCCAAGAAATAGAGGGATCAAACGGCAATACGGGGATGCCTTGCAGGCGCAGATTGATGCGATTCAGTTGTAGGTTTTGTGGGTTGCCAGTTCAATCACCGTAATCACACAACCAAGTCTTGAAGATCCAACTGGCCGGCCCCGCTACTCTATGAACAACCAGTGATAAACCGCAGTGTTAAAGCTGCAACATAGATTTGCCGTAAGCAATGACTTAATGGTGGAAATGACAAAACGAAGTAGACAGCTTTGTTGTTCGAAAGCATTGGCTACTTAAGCAGCCAAAAGAATACTATTGCTTATTGACCGGAGAAGGGCTCATATTTGTTATGCAGATTTTTCCAACCACTGTTTCTGAGTGATTTTATATAAACAATGCCGCTCCAAAGGATGACCTTTAACCACCTTTGGATGACCAAAGTCTTGATTCGTATTGACCATTCCCAATTTCAGCATTACTCGCTGAGAAGGAAGATTTTGCAACGTGGTAAACGCATAAACTGAAGGAGCATTAAGCTCTTCAAATGCGAATTGTAATGCCTTTTTTGCCGCTTCAGGCGCATAGCCTAAACCCCAAAACTCCGATGACAAACGCCAACCAATTTCGATAAAAGGGGCATTGGGAAATCCACTATTTTCATCTTGACTATGCAACCCAACAAAACCAATAAACTGCCCAGTTTCTTTCAACTCAACAGCCCAGAAACCCCAACCTCTTTCCGAAATAAGGCTTTGGATTTTATTGGCTTGCTCATAACTCTCTTCGCGTGAAAGTGGAGTAAGAAAATACCTCATCACATGTGCGTCAGAGCATAACTCAGCATAAGGTTGATAATCTCCACTTTTCCACTGACGCAGAATAAGTCTGTCGGTTTCCATTTTCATACTAGATTCTCAATGTGAAGATTACATCTGCATAACAATTTAACAGAAGGCAACTTGCATGTTTTTCTACCTTCGTTTTGCTGTATAGTTCTATGACGCTGTAACACATTGTTCGAACTTATCTCGTGATTTCTGATGGATAGACATATTCATCAGAATCCCTTTTTCACGTTTTCGTGCACGCGCCTGATAGTCTTCCAAAAAACTACTAAATCATTTTCCTATGTGAATAACCATTTCCAGCAATTATATGGCTGTCATCTATTAATATCACAAAGCCATGAGATAAAACTCAAGGGTATCCTATGTATTGCTTTCTTTATTCCTACAAGTGAGCAAATTCGGGGGGTGGTTTTGCATGTTGCCGAAATCTGCGTTATTTTATTCCCATCGTGTAAAGCCTCGCCCATTTGGGTGGGGCTTTTTCGTAAGTGGTTCTGAGCCCTGGCAGTTGCCGGGGCTTTTTTTGTTTGTGCCGCTAAGGGTTTTCACTGAGAGCCCTTAACCGCACAGACAGCGATACGTCTACACAGGAGAAAGCACGTCATGAGCGTTGAACTTGATTTCGAATTCACTGGCAAGGAAACACCGGAAGAACTGGATGCGATGCTGGACAGCTTGGAAGACCTGGAACTGGCTGACGAGCCAGGGACCAGTGACGCCAGCACCGGCAGCGAGCCAGAACTGAAATCTGAAGAGCCTGACTCAACACCTGATGTCGATACTGGTGCAGCTTCGGCGCTGCGGGTGAAGAAACGGGCACTCAGGGTGAGGATGACACCAAGCCTGAAGGCGTTGCCACTAAAGACAACCAGCACATCATTCCGTTTGAAGTCCTTGAGCGTGAGCGTGACGAAAAACGCCAGCTCAATGAGGAACTGGAAAAGCTCAAATCTGAACGTGGCGAATGGGAGCAGGGCCAGCGGTTGCTGGAGTTGCGTAACAAGCAGCTTGAAAAGCTTGGCATCAATCCAGAAGACCTGCCGGAAAACCTCGACATCACCGACGAACAACTTGATTCACTGACCGATGACTATCCCGAGGTGGGCAAGGTGATTAAACACCTGGTTGCAAGGTGAAGTCATTTGAAACTACGTCGCCACCGACAGAACCCAGTCAAGAGCAGAGCCCCGCTGAAAGCAACCCGGTTGCGGAGGCGATCAAGGGCAATGCTGACCTCAATGCCTGGCGGACTGAAGGCGGGGACAAGTGGAGCAAGGCGTTGGATATCGACGATGAATTACGTGCCGATCCCCATTGGCAGGACAAGCCATTGGCTGACCGTTTTACCGAAGTGTCCCGGCGCGTCAACGCCGCGTTTGAAAAACCGGCGGCGTCGGCAAACTCACAAGAGGTCAGAGCTAAAGCCGAAGCGGCGGAAGAGCAGGCGAATGCTGACCTCCCTGCTTCACCGTCGGAAGTGGGTGCGACAAGTGCGCACCAGGGTACGGTGATGGACAAGGTGGCGAACGCAGACGCTGACGAGGTTGGCGCGATGTTCGACAACATGTCTGATGACCAAATCGAAGCACTTCTGTCAACTCTCTAGCGGCGTGTAGACGCCATTCGTTTGTAAGGGACCCGTCCATTGTGGCGGGTTCTTTCGTTTGAGGATTTAGAAGATGACGAACATTACCAAGCAGCAGGCGCGGATGATCCAGCAGGTGGCACTTTACACGGCCACCAACCGGAACCGCTCCTTTGTGAACATGCTCACCGAGGATTCGCCCAAACAGGCGACCGGGGACAAGAAAGGTGAACGCCAGTCTTCCCCGCATGCGCCCATTGTAAGGGTGACTGACCTGTCAAAGACGGCGGGTGATTCGGTGGATATGCAGATTGTCCACGGCCTTTCCAAACGTCCGACCATGGGTGACAAGAAAATCGAAGGCCGGGGTGAAGGACTGGATTTCACGGACTTCGAGCTCAATATCGACCAGGGACGTCATCAGGTCGATGCGGGCGGTAAGATGGCCCAGCAGCGCACCGTCCACGATCTTCGCAAAACCGCAAGGACGTTGCTCGGTCCTTACTTCAACAACCTGCAAGACCAGATTGCCACGGTACAGATTGCCGGGGCGCGTGGTGACTATATCCACGACGATATCATTGTCCCGCTCGAAAACCATGACGAGTACGGCGAGATCATGATTAACGAGGTGCTGCCGCCCACCTATGACCGTCATTTCTTCGGGGGTGATGCGACAAGCTTTGACCAGCTTGATCAGGCGGATGTGTTCAGCCTCGAAACCGTGGACAACCTCAGCCTCTACATTGAGGAAATGGCGCACCCCCTTCAGCCGATTCGTTTTACCGGCGATGAGATGGCAGGGGATGAGCCGTTCTTCTTGCTCGAGGTGACGCCCCGCCAGTGGGACAGTTGGAAGAAAACCACGTCCTACAAGGAATGGCAGCAAATTGTGGCATCAGCCATGACACGCTCGCGCAACTTCAAGCACCCGGTGTTCTCCGGGGAGTGTGCCATGTGGGGCAACATCCTTGTGCGCAAGTACAAAGGCATGCCCATCCGGTTCAACGTGGCTCAACGGTCGATGTGTCAAACAATGATGACAACGCCACTGTCACGCAGGCCACGGCGGGCACCACCATTGACCGCGCGATGTTGCTGGGCGGCCAGGCGCTGGCGTCAGCTGGGGCAAAACGTCTGCAGGGACCCAGTTCTCCATGCATGAAGAGAAAACGGATGCGGGTAACCGCACTGAAATCACCATTGGCTGGATGAACGGCCTCAAGAAAATCCGCTTCAAGGACAAGGCTGGCCGTGCGAACGACCACGGTGTCATTGCCCTGGATACGGCGGTCACCCTTTAACCTCTGGGCAAAGGCGGCAAGTCCGCCTTTTTCTGACTTTGTGGAGAAGAAATCATGGCGAAGATTAAAGCCCCAACCATGCATGACCGCATGTATGTGGGTACACATGGCAACCTGTCTGTCGCGTTCAGTAAAGCGTCTTTGAGCGCGGCAGCCGTCAACACCGAAGTGGAGCTTCTTGACGTGCCAATTGGCATCAAGGTTGTTGCCCTTCGAATCAATACCGACGGCCTTGGCGCGGGTGTCACGGTAGACGTCAAGCTGGGTACCAAAACCCTCAAGGCGGGCATCGATGTGGCGACGGCAACAAACCAGATTATCGCCCTGCCTTCGGCTTACACCGACCAAAAGGCGGTGTTGATGGCGGTTATCAAGGGGGCAGAAGCCAACGGTGTGCTTGAAATTAACCCCGAGTACCTGTCTGTCGGTTACTGATTCCTACCTGGGACCTTTGGGCACTTCGGTGCCCTTTTTTATTTGAGAGAGACGACCATGAGCAACATTGCCATTGCCTACATTGGCCCCAAACCGGTCAAACGCGACACCATTACCGGCAGCCGCCAGGTGTTTCCCCGGTTTCAGCCCATTAACGTCACACCGAACGTGGCCGCCATCCTGCTTCGTTATGACAAGGTGTTCGTTGAAGCTGACCGGCTTGACGAGGCCAAGGCGGCAGAAAAAGCGCAAAAGGCAGCCGAAGAGCAGGCAGCGAAGGAAGCGCAAGAGTTAGCCCAAAAGCAAGCCGCAGAAAGTGACCTGACGGTGGTGGTGGAGGGGGAAGCCTTCGACCTTGCCAAAATGAACAGCCCCAAGATTGCCGCGCTTGTTGAAGGGGCTGGGTTGGACTTTGCCCCCAAGGGTGCCCAAGAGGCTGTCGGGGATTACAAGAAGCGTGTTCGCGACGCTTTCATCAGTGTCACATTGGCCAGTAAGGAAGACTGATGAAGCAAGTCCCTGTCTCTGATTTCCTGCCAACACTCAGGACCATGGTGAACGTGCCCCTGGATTTTGTGATGGCGCAGGCCGTGGTGGAAGCGGCAGCGGAGTTTTGTTCCAAAAGTAACGTCCTCCTTCACACTCGTGAGCTCGACAGGGTCTATGAGTACCAGACCATTCGGGTTGTCGGTGGTTCATCGTTGAACCGCCGCACGCTCGGTGGCCTTAAAACCGGGGAAATCCTGTCTGTTCAGTCAAAAGGTGAGCCGTTGGAAAAGGACAGGGATTATCACCTGCTGGAGAAGGATGCCATCTACTTTCTCCGTGATTTGACTGACGTACGCATCGTTTGCAGCGTGGTACCACAAGACGGTGCCGAGTATTTGCCGGACGCCCTCTTTGATGACTGGAAAAAAGGGGTCTGTGCCGGCGCGGCGTCGCTGTTGCTTCTCCAGCCTGACGCTGACTGGGCAGAGCCCGGTCTTGCCGCGTACTACGAAACCCTGTTTAACGAAGAGGTCAGCAAAGCCAGGCGTTGGCGTGTAGAAGCCAGTCCGGAAACCACCTTTCAAAACCCCGTGCGCCGTAACCGGAGCTTTTTCTGATGACGATTAAAGCGCTGTTAGACACGCTGTCGAATGAGTTGGTGGACCCGAGAAATGCCTTCTGGTCCCGTGAAAGCTTGATGGATTACATCAACCAGGCGCTCTCGATGATCATCATTTTGCTCCCTCAGGAAGGCAGGCAGCAAAGAACGTTTGATGTCACCGATGGCACCGTACAGGCACCGGCAAAGGCGGTCAGCCTGCTTTCTGCAGACATGGCCGGAAACCGGGCACTGAGCTTTGTCGATATCAACAAGCTCAATCAACTCGACCCCGGATGGCGAACCAAAACCGGCCAGCCTTCGGTGTGGACACAGGCGAGCGGCCAATACCTTTCTTATGAGCTTTTTCCCAGACCAGACTCAGCCGTCACGGTGACAGATGCCTGGTCGGTCAGGCCTTCGGTCACCGATGAAACAGAGGTACTTCCCATCAATGAGGTGTACCTGCCCGCTGTTATCGATTTTGTGATGTACCGGGCTTACGGAAAGGACGGGCAAGACCAGTCAAACCTCAATAAGTCGATGCTCCATTTCCAGGCGTTCGACGCGGCAATGGGCGGTAAGGCAAAGCGGTATATGCAGCGCAACCATGAGCGGGATATCAAAGAGGCGAAGCGATAATGATTTCAGTGAAAGGGATACATACCGACGCCAGCGGCAATGACGTTCTGCCTTACGCCATTATTGAGTGTGTTGCCAAACGCAATGCCGGGGACGCGTTTATCTATTCCAATGTCCTGCAAAAGACCGATGCCCAGGGCGGGTATGACTTTACGTTAAAGGCCGGGGAATATGCGGTGTATGCCCAGGTTAACAAGCGCTCGGATGTGGAGTATCTGGGCGATTGCACCGTACTCCCTGACATGAGCGGGGAGCATACCCTCGAAGCGCTGATTGAATTTTCTGAGCCGATATTGCCCGAGACCGTGTTACTGGCAAAAAGCATTCTGGAGGAAGTTCGCACCAAACACGGTGACGTTGATACCTGGCAAGGTGAGGTTTTGCAAAACCGGCAGGATGTCGGGGTACTGGCGCAGCAGGTGGCCCTCGACAAGCAACGTGTGGCTGAATCGGCGAACCTTGCTACCGAGCAGGCCACCCTTTCCGCGGAGAATAAGAACGAAGCGACCCGGCAGGCGGGCATTGCCACAAACAAAGCGACAGAGGCGACGACGCAACAGGAAGAGGCAACCCGGCAGGCAGGTATTGCGACCGCTCAAGCGACCATCGCCACGGACAATGCCGGGATAGCAACCGCCCAGGCCCAGATAGCAACCGAAAAAACCGGTGTGGCGAGCACTAAAGCCGACATCGCAACTACACAAGCGGGGATAGCAACGGGAAAAGCCGATGTTGCCACTCAGCAGGCCATTCTCTCGGGTGACAAGGCAAGCCTAGCTACGGGCGCGGCGACAACGGCTGAAGAGGCGGCATTGCGGGCGGAAAGGGCGGTGGCTTCCCTGACCGGTGCCGTGGTTGAAGCGGGTAACGCGGATTTGTCTTCAGGGGTGTACCCGGCTCCGCTTCTTGATTTGAACGGGCAGGCCCGGTCATGTTTTTGGAAGGTGAATGTCGGCGGTGTGGTAGGCGGGGAGGAATACGGTGTCGGGGATACGCTGGTTTATTCGGTACACCTCACCGATTACTACAAGATGGACAATACCGAGTCGGTGACATCGGTAAATGGCCTCAAAGGCATTGTTGAGCTGACGAAAACGCACATTGGTCTGGGGCTTCTTCAAAACTGGGCTGTAACCCCGGCCATTGATGATGCCAGCGATGAAAAATACGCAACAGCCGGCGCGGTTAAGAAAGCCTTTGATAAGGCACTGGAAGCCATCGGCATGCTGGCTGACTACTTCACAAAAACCGAAGTGACCAACCTGTTTCTCAGTAAAACAGAGGCCTCAAACGAATACCTGTCGAAAACGGAGGCTCAGGCTGGCTACATTGGGTATGACAATCAAACCGGCGTCTCGACTGCCACACAAGAGCTGACCTTTGAACATGGTGTGAAGACCCCAAGCGTCAAAGTCAGCATGGCAGCAGGTGATGAAGGGCGGTTTCGGCTAAACCCGGTCTCCAAAGAGTTTGAAGGGCACAACGGGACAGAGTGGGGCGCGATTGGCGGCGATGGTGTGCAAAAGTGGGTAACCGTCACTGGCACGCCGGGTACACCCATTGATTTGGAGACGGCCAGTAACAGCCGCTTTGTGTTGCCCGTTGGCGAGTCCCAGGCAAACCTTCCCGCGCCAGCGGTTAACAAACTGCTTCGTGTGGCGGTCACCTCGGCATGCTCACCAGCTCAGCGGTTATTCCTCAATGGCAAAGTACATGGTTCGGATGAGCTACACGCTCACGTCGCCAAATGAAGTCCTTGTGCTTGGGTGCCGGGATGTTTCTGAAGGTTGGGAGATTGTGGGTGGCGTGGGGTTGTCCGGGGGACTCAGGCCATTTCTTGAAATTACACTGCTGCAATACGACCAGAATGGATATCAATCGGGCACTGTGACGTTACCCAGTGACTTAACATGGAATGATATCGAGCGTGTAGAAATATATACCACGCACTCGAACACCGGCTTGTCTGAATCCTATCCCACCTCTGTCGTGCCGAAGGCACAAATACAAGCCAATCCTTCTACCTGGAAGGTCATCGGAGGCTACCGGGATGCTTCAACCAATTATTCTTGCCAAGTGACTGCAACCGGCACGAACACGGCCTATTTTGAACGAATTGACACAAACGTGTCGGTATATATCAGTCATATCGTAGCGTACACCAAAACTCGACCGGTTCTGATGGAGTACCCAAGTCCCTGGCAGTCGATAGAAAGCATCGACTCAAGCATTATTACTTTAGGTGCAAGTGGGGAGCTTTGACAATGGACGTGCGCATGTACGTTGGGCTGATGCTGAAACTATCGAGCTGGTAGGACACTTCCGGGTTAATGCGAACATATCGGGGAGTGACCCCGTATTTCATGCCCCAACAGGATTTGAGTTCATATGTCGGTATCTCATCATCAGTCGCAATGACAATACGGATGAATATCTGGATTTAGGTTCGGCGGGTGCCAATAAGCGTGTGTATGTGATTGCCGGGGGGATGAACACCACCCAGTGGTTCATGGTTAATACGCTAATTCCTGTACGCAAAATCTAATTCAATGGCGTTTGCGCCCGGAGTCTATCATGCTGAATCGGTATAGTTTATTTGCTCAACAAGACCAACAATTTGAAAAGGTCATCATTCATCCGGGAGGCGGTCGTCCTTCCACTATTACCTCTTCTTACCCCTGGACTGAGTATGAACAAATTACTGTTGGTATTGGCGGTTCAGGGGAAGAAACGCTTTATGGTACCGAAGTAATTTCGCAGGAGCAGATTGCAAAGTTTCCTTCGAGTTGGTCCTCATGGGGAGTTGTAGGCTCCGGGAGTGAAACATTCAGGTTACGTATTTCAGCAAACCAAATTGATAAAGCTTCTGTGGGTTATGATGAGACGGTAGCCAATACACTGACATTGGGGCCGGTAGTGGGCTATCGACGGCGCTATGTATCCATGCCTGTTTCGAAGGTGATTGATGTTAACGGTGGTGCGCCGATGGGTGTCAGCCAAAGCATTGAGATAGATATCGCAACCGAATTGGGACAGGAATATCTTGAAAAAGATTTAGATATCAAACTTTTTGCGTTTAATGATGGTTCCGTCGGTGGGCGTGCTGGTTGGGGGAAGTCGGAGATTTCATTTATCTTGATGGCAACGGAAGCGCCGGCTCTACCTATGGCATAAAAGCTCAGCTTCATGGATATCCTGCTACGAAGATTATTGTTAGCACTGGAAACGCTGGGCTTCTGACTTCTTCGGACTCTTCGGGCTCGTCTTTCGGTCAAATGACGAATTCAGTAACCAGTTGCGCGGTGAAATTGGCGGTTTCAACCAAGCAACTTCATATCGAGCGCCAACCAGGCTCTGTCACCGGGGTTTATCCCCAACCCTGGCAAGATGTTCCTGCATCATGGTTTGCAAGTGGCGTGACTCTCTACAGCGACGAAGATGTCCTCCGGTACCGTTTTGTTGACCCGACGTCAATACACATTGCGGGAATAGTTCGGGCCACCATCGATAACTCAAAAGACATACTTAACCTTCCCTATACATCAGTCTTTCCAACCAAAATTCAGTACAGGTCTAATGTAATTACTTCCGCTCAAAGTACAGCACCTTACCTGTATTTGAGCAAAGGTGGCTCAGTCATTAAAGGAAACGGTCTCGGTACTGCGGCCTGGATTATGATGGACACTGTTTTTGAGGTTAATTGAATCTGAAGGAAGAAAGCCTGTACGGGCAATTGTTCATTCCGGCACAACTCGACATACGGCTGCTAAGTCACGGTATTTTCGAAAAGGTGTGATTAACGCACTCATGCCATAACCCAAGAGCCCTTCCAATGAAAATAGACATTCCCATGATGCGCGGTGAAATACCCCGCTTCAAAGAACACCTATTGCCTGATGAAGCGGCAGCCTATGCGTTGGACTGCCGGTTTGAACGAGGCATCGTCTCACCCATCAAAGACAGCAGGCCCGCGTTTGTCCTGCCGATAGCGGCCAATACCCTGTTTAAATACAGCGCAGCGAACTGGCTTTGCTGGTCACAAAGGGTGTCTGCGATTCAGAGCCCCATGGCGCAAGATGAATGGGAGCGCGTCTATTGGACGGGGGCAGGAAGGCCAAAAGTGACCGCCCAGGATATTGCCATAGGTGCGAACGGATTTGGTCCGGCTGCCTGGTATGACCTTGGTATTCCCCGGCCAACTTCTTCGCCTGTTGTTTTGAGCGTGGATGGCAGTACCGGGGAAGAGCCGCCAGCAGGTGAAGCCCCATTTTTGATGATGAAGACCGGCTGTATATCCAGACGTATGTTTCCCGGTTTGGGGAAGAAGGTGCGCCGGGGGAGCCGTCTCAATCCGTGTTGATTGAAAAACCGGGCTCGACGGTTACCGTCAAGCTTACCCAGCCAACCATCAATACCCAGAACATTACCCATACCCGGCTATACCGATCGGTCACCGTATCGGGTGAGGCCGATTACCTCTTGGTGGCGGAAGTGCCTATTTCTCAGGGGCAATATGTTGATGGCGCAAAAGCTGTTAACGGGCCGGTACTGGAGACCTGGGATTATGACGAGCCGGATGAAAATATGCAGGGGCTGTGTCAGATGGCAAATGGGATATGTGCAGGCTTTGCCGGTAACGAAGTGATGTTTTCAGACGCCTACCTGCCGTATGCCTGGCCCGCCGCTTATCGGGGAACGACCGAGCACCAGATTGTCAGCGTGGCGGCTATTGGCACATCGTTGGTCGTGGTAACCAAAGGCTACCCTTATGTGTTCAGCGGGGTCACACCGAGTGCCATTAACGGTGCCAAGTTACCGGTTGAGCAGGCCTGTGTCAGTGACGAATCCCTTGTGGTGTTAAACGGTATGGGTGTCTATGCCTCACCCGATGGACTGGTTGCCGTGGCCGCCGATGGGGCGCATGTGCTGACGGACCAACTGATTGACCGTGAGAGCTGGCAAGCGTTTAAACCTCACACCATCAAGGCGGTATCAGTTGAAGCTTGTATGTCGCCCAATATGAGGGTGGGGCCTTTATCTTTGATCCTGTATCGCAAGATTTCACACGGCTTTCCGAAAGCTGGGTCACTGCCGTTAACGATATCGAACGAGATGTGTTGATGGTGGTTGACGGCACCGAGGTCAAGGAGTGGCAACAGGCCGAGACGGTCAGGCCATACACCTGGCGCTCAAAAGAATACCTGATGCCCCTTAACAGTGTGCTGTCCAGTGCCCGGGTTCAGTCACTCTCTCCCCATGAGGTCACGATTCGCTTTATCGCTGATGGTGTGGTGGTGTTTGAATTACATGCGGGCGAGTTGGACCATTGTGCGTTTCGCCTTCCTGCCGTCAGGGCATGTAAGTGGCAGGTCGAAGTCAGTGGCACCTCGGATGTTGAGCGGATACTGATAGCCAGCAGCATGCAGGAGTTGTCGTGATGCGAAATCACAAGCCAAGGTCAGGGTTTCGCGCTGGCCGCGATGCGGACGCGCTGCAGGAAAACATGGAGCTTTTGACCGGTCAACGTGGCTCGGGCCTTGAAAAGGCACTGACCTGCGTGACCTTGCCAACCTCGGTGTTGTTGGGGTGAAGCGAACAGTGCAGGGTGGTTACATACCCAAGCCGGCACCTCCGCCGGTTTCCGATGATACCCAGGTACAAATGCCCTCTGCCCCAACCGGTTTTTCCGGGTTCGGTGGGTTTGGTGCCATCATGCTTGAGTGGGAACACCCTCAGTACAGCGGCCATGCCTACACGGAAATCTGGAGAGGGACAGCGGGCACACTTGAGTCAGCGGTGTTAATCGGTACCTCGTCAGCCACGGTGTTTGGAGATACGGTGCCTCCCGGCTCAACGTTTTTTTACTGGGCGAGGCACATCAACGTCAAAGACAGGGCCGGGCCTTATCATGCCTCAACGGGGATTGACGTCAGCACCAGCCAGGATATTTCCAATGTGGTGAATGACATTGCAGACCAGATGCGCCAATCCGACCTGGTCAATGAACTGACAACCGGTATCGATGAGGCAAACAACAAGTTTGAAGACATGTGGGGGCAAAAGGCCCAGGCTGGGGAGATAACGGCAGGTATCGGCCTTCTTGCCAAATCCGATGGTACCAGCCAGGTGGCGATAGCTGCCAGTCAGGTGTTCGTCTTTGACCCAAATGATAGTGAAAGCAACCTGTCGCCACTTTTTGCTATCGATGCCGGGAACGTCATTATTCCCAAAGCGCTGATTGAGACAGCGACCATCCAGATACTCGATGCCCAGACCATAGTGGCGGACGAGGTGAAAGCCGGGATAGCCATATCGACACCGACGCTTAACAGTGCGGTCATCAATGGCGCTCAAATCAATGTCGGTACCGGTGGACCCTACAATGGCTACCACACACGGATCACCGAAAACGGCGTGATTTATACCGATTACCTGGTGGCGTCAGGAGGACGGCTCAACAACATCACCATTGAAGAAGATTGCACCGTCAAAGGCACCATCTATGCCAACAAGATAGTCGGGGATGTTACCGCCGTGCAATCGCACCATTTGCCCTACAGACAATGGCTGTTGGTACCGTGCGGGAGTGAGCACGGCGTGCTGACGTTTAGTATTCCCTCTGCGCCGTTTTGGCGAAAAATGATAGCGCCTAATGTGATTTCTGACGGAGGTGGCTGTACTCCACTGGTTCGGTATTACGTGAATGGAGCGTTCGCGGTGCAATCGGCATATACCAGCTTAGGTGACCGAGGGTTGTGTACTTCCAGGGCCTTTTCCTTACCGCCACACACGGGAATTACTATCCAGATGAATGTCATGGCGGCAAGTTGCATCGTAGGGAGCAATGTGAACCTGTACATCTACGAACAAGCCCTGTCGTTTATCTATATCAAGGCATAACAGTGACACTGGTAAACGCACCCTGGGAGCGATACCGGGACAGACTCCTTCCCCTCATTGCCAGAACAGCCCGTCGCAATCATCACGAATTCTCTGAACAGGTAGACCGGGCCTTATCCGATAAAACGGCATTCCTCTTTCTGTGTGAGGACGGCTTTGTTGTCCTTGAGCCTCAATACCGCGGGCCGGTGATTTGGGTAAATGTCCTCTTTGCGTATGGCTGGGGCGAAAACACGATTCAAAGGTACCAACACCAGATTGAACACCTGGCGCGCCAGATTGGCGGGCGTGGTGTGGAGCTTATAACGGCAGTGACCGCGTTGGAGCCACGGCTTTTACAGCAAGGCTACACCAAGGTCTCAGGTGATGAGCAGATTCAGCATTGGGAAAAAGCACTTTAGGAGGGGCTATGGGCGGGCGTAAGGATAACAAGGTGAAGGAAACACCCCATGAAATTGCCGCAGCAGAGGTGGCCGGGAAGTATTGGGACATCTACCAGAATGACCTCAAAGGGTTTGAAGATACCTTTATCCAACGGGTGGATAACTTCAATTCCGGATCGAACATGGCAAAAACCAAAGAAGCGGTCGATTTGGGCTACAACAAGGCGTTCAGTGAAAGCCGGGGGACGGTCGCGGATAACCTCACTGCGTCGGGTGTGGATCCGACCAGCGGCAAGTTCAAGGCGGCGATGTCGGACATGTCCACCGAGCAGTCTATTGCCCAGAACGACACGGTTAACCGGGCGCAGGCCGCGGAGCAGGACAAATACGTTGCGGGTCTGGCAGATGTGGTCTCGCTGGGTACCGGTCAGCAAGCCAATGCCTTAAGAGGCATGGGGGATGTGGCAAACTTAAGTTTGCGCCAAGCACAGACGGACGCCTACAACGATTTCAACCGCCGCTCGGGAAACCTCCAGTTGGCCGGTGCTGCGGCAGGCATTGGCCTTCGAAGCTATGGCGCGATGAAAAAGCCGGATACTGAATTTGAGTTAACTACGGATGGTGTCAGTACCCGGCGAAACGGCCAGGACACATACGACCACAGGCATAACCCAGGCGGGAAGATGCATGCGTAAACGGAGGGCGACTGATGGGATTTGCAGCTGATAAATACGCACAGATTCAACGGGCCATGTTTGACGACTGGGTAAACCGCTTTTACCCCAAACAAAAAGAGCTGTTGGAGAAATCGCAAACCGGGGTGCTTCTTGGGGAGCAACTTTCCCGCGTGAGTGGCAACGCTGAGGATTCATTGCGTGCTGCCCAGCAGGGCGAATCAAACCGGATGGCCCGGTATGGCCTCTCGTCAGAAGGGGATGAAAACCAGTCGGCCAAAACGGCGCTTTCCGTGGTGGCTGCCAAGAATGGGCTTCGTGACCATGAACGCGAGCGTTCTCTGAGAACACTTTCCGGTGCCGGTTTGGGTGCCCGAAACTATGCCAACCACAGGGGTAAGGAAATTGTATGGGATACAGTCTTGTGAGCTTGGGACGACATACCAGGCAAATGGCAATGGGCGGGTTGCGTGATGCGGCGGCCAGGGAAACCGAGCGTGAAAACGCCAACAAGCAACTGAAGCAGGCTGAGAGGCAGCAAACACTGTCATCAGTCGGCTCCGGTGCGGCGGTTGGGTTTATGGCAGGCGGCCCGGTTGGGGCGGTCATTGGTGGCGTCGGTGGTCTGGTGCTGGGTGAGCTGTTTTAAGGAGGCGTGAACATGAGCGGATTGGATACACGCGGGTTAATGGATGGTGCTCTGCGGGGCTTCGACATTGCAGACCGGCACTTTGCCAGGAAGGATGCGCGGGAAGCGCGTAAACAAGGCCTCAGAATGGAGGATGAACGTCTGAGAATGGCGCGGGAAAGCCATGAAGCGAACCTGTCCCTTCGTGAGGCGCAGGCGAAAAGGGCCCAAGAGCAGCATACCTATTTGTATGGAGAGGACGGCAAAGGCGGCTCGTTAAGAGAGGCCGAGGATCGCAGCCGAAGGAAAGATGAAGCGCAGATAGCCGCGTATGAATCGCGCAAAACCTCTCGGACTACCAGTTAGCGCAACAGAAAAAGACGCAGTTCATAAAAGATAACGCACCGATTCTCCAAACGGGCTGGCAGCGCTGGATGCAAGGTGGGGATGCGGATGAGATTTTTGATAACGACTTCATCAAGGGCAGTGCTTACGATCCGCGTCGGTATGCAGATCCGGAAATACACAGGGCAGGTGAGGTATTAGAGGCAAAACTGCCCGCCATGCTAAAAGGGGATGTCGATATGAATGACCCGGAGCTCAAGCAGGCATTGGGGACGTTCTATAAAGCCAACCTCGACGCTGCTGTCGGCCAGAAAGACCTGACAACTGGAAAGACCATCAAGCGGCGAGGTGGGGTGGAGTCACCTTTGCCAAAGACATCAATCCTGAGTTGGAAGGGGATCAACCCGGCTTGGTGCTGACCACGGAAGTCAATTATGGCGGGGACGATTGGGTACCCAAGCCGGTCACTGAAAGACGCAGCACCGAAAGCGATGATTTTGTAAAGGTTATCCCGCTGGAAACGGCCATGCAGGATATTACCGGCCAACTAAAGCTGCGCCGCCAGGCGATGGCATCCCCGGCATTCAAAACGCTGTTTGAGAAAGGGAACAAAGACAGCCAAAAGTATCAACGAGAGCTTACCCAAAATCATCGGGATGCGTATCTGGAGTTAGAGAAAGAACGCGCCAAAGCGATTGCCAACCAACTGGATCCGTCTGAAGAAACCACGGCGGCTATCAACCAACAGTTCGACGAGCAGCAGGCGACGTTGAAATCACTTTATTACGGTCAAGACAACAGCCACCCCGATCCATCTAAACGCCAGCTTGCGGCATTACGTCTTTGGGTGGGGGATGACAGAAACAAAGCGGGATTCCTTGAGGCACTTCGTCAAGGCGGACATGACGTTGATAATGTGTCGCCAGAGCAGTTAGACCGCGCCTACAAGGAGCAGTTGGAGAAGCACAAAGCCAAGAAAGAACAGGCGGTGGCGCGACAGATAGAGCAGCGGTATATCTCGCGATGATGAGAGACTTCTCTCCGGATTTCAATAACTGGTTGGATAGTTAAATGTTTACCTCAATGCAAATGTTAAGTTCTAACCTGTTCATTTTTCATGTATCTATATTCAAACTCAATGCCATACAGTGATTCTATTTTTAGATGGTAATCTAACCTTTCTTTCATATATTCGACTAGAAGCAATCTATCTGATAAACAAGACATAGGGGTTTCGTGAGGTTGATTGGCCTCAATGAGAGGAAACTCTACTCCTACTTGCAATGAATCATTCTTTCTAAGGTGGGCTACACGAAAACAATTGGGATTTAGTTCTAATGCAATGAGAGCGGAAAAGAATGGGCCCCACTCATGATCTTGGACTTTTTTCCATCGACAAAGACATTTAACTCCTCGACAAAGCCGGTTCCCATCCCGTTGTTGATCACATAGACCCCCCAGAGTTTTTGTTTACCATCAATGGAAAAGTAAGAAGTTAATCTTGGTTCTACAGAAATATGATTGTGCCTTACCTGTTCCCGACCTTGCCAAATCGAAAAACCAAGAGCGATTATTGCTACGACCAACGCAGACAAGTCTAAGCGATAGCTTTTCATTAAAAGACACCTATGAATCTAGCTAATGATCTGTTTGCCAATATATGGAATTTTCTAAAAATGAGTTGAGTGAATGAAGTGGATAAAGTGGTTGAACAAACACAGTGGTTCTTCGTGTGATTACTGATCATATGGATAATGTGAAACATCTAAATTATAGCTCTATTATATCTCGTTCTGTTTCGACTTATATAATCGATCATTAACAATCCTTTATGCCTCAACCATACCCCACCGAAAAAGATAGAGAGCGAAGAAAAGAATTGCAGATAATAATTATCTGACTCAGTATAAAAAATCGAAAGTATAGGTAATAACGCTGCTATAAACAATCGATCTGCGAGCCTTAACACGCCGTCCGCATAGGCTTTACGGGCTTCATACGTTTTGTAATGTAGATATCCATCACCATGGAAGTTATGTCTGAAGAAATTAACTATCTTGGACAAAATCAATAGCTCCATTTTTAAACGCAGATTTACAGGCGGGAGCGTGCATGAGTATCTGGTTTGGTCAAAATTTTATGCATGAAACGGAAAAATGCCAAAAAACTATACGATCAAAGCCATATGCAACACCAGCATTTAGTGTGAGTGGTTTGCTTTGTAACAGGCTAAAAAGATGGCAAAAGCACGGAGGTTGTAACTGCGCGAGCATGAGGCTTGAGACCGGGGTGATTAAGTGGATGGAAGGGCTTTTTGATAGAGAGATTGCCTGTTGGTTGGAGTGATAAATATATGTTTAGTTATAAAATAATTTGTATATGTATATGTATATGTATATGTCAACATCATACTGATCATAAACTTTCAGGAAGTTATACTTGGTACCTTCAATTTCAATAAATGGAGGATGATAGCGCTTGTATGTCCTTCCAAAGATGTATATGGCTATTAGCCAATGCCTTGAAAATCTATGGACTTCGGCCTAAATATAGACATGATTTATTAGTTACATGCTGTATGCTGAGTATTGAATGAGTTTCTTTATTCTCGCGGTTCATTACATTGTTTGATGATTTCTACAGGTAGTACTTCTGATATTAAGAAAAACAATGAACTTTTGTACTATTTGTAAGGATAGATATTGCTTTAGCGTTGTTTCTTGTAACTCTTGTCTAAATTATATTTGCTAAACAGAGCTGATTATTCTTTCAACTTACTTCGGAATAATTTTTTTCTTACTATCTAATATTAACGAGAGTTCCACACATGGCGTTTATAAAACGTGATTCATAATCATTGATTTGATTACAGCATACTATTTATCCCGACGGGCATAGACTCTCTGTAACCAGTACTTGGCATACCTTGGTTTTGTAAAAATTGAGATATTAATCAACAAAAAATTCGATCTCTTTGCAGAAACAGACTGGATCTAGGCCAAAGATATTCGTTGCTCGCGGTACTAACCACACGGTAAACCAGCTTCGTTCCATCTTTAGTAAAGTGGTTGTATGACCTTGCCTAATACCATCAAATATCTTCTGATTGTATCCGTCTACCTGTCAGCTTCTAAATAGTTGAAATGGCGAAGCTACTGATTCAGTAAGCCGCTATAAAATAATCCAATTTCGAATGTATGAGGTTGATACATTACTCAATTTATAGGAAATAGATATAGATTTCTGAGTGTATAAAAAATTAGATATCACTCACGTTTTAAAAAATTTTTTTTTGGGCAAAATAATTTCTCTGCTAGTTATTGTTGAGGGGGATAATTACCCCGTAGTTCATTACATTTATCTAATATAAGGAAATTCATATGAATATAGATGCACTAATGAGTGTTTATTTCTCAAAGAAGATGACACTTCCAGCAGTAATGGATGATACGCGTTTAAGCTTCATCTCATTCCAAGCTGCTGAAGGTTAATAAAAATATGGAGCCGCTCTTGAAAATAACAGTACTCAGACCTCCAATGGCAGATAAATATAATTGTATAGCTACTTATGAGGAGCCAATTATATCCTACTTATTGGGGTTTATTGAGCGTAATGTCAAAGGTAATATATCCTTTAATGTTATAGATTTTGTATTAAATCCTCAATACGAAGAGAATGATTATTTATCCCTAGACAGCGATTACTATATCATTGCTATCAGAGAAAAAGGAGCGGCTCCTCACTATGGGATGAGATTAGCCAAGAATATAATTAAGAAAAAACCAAATTCGAAAGTTATCGTATACGGGCAAATATCAACAATAGAAACGAAATTTTTTGGTGTAGAAACAAAAAACATATTAAGAGTAATTCATGATGAAAAGGCTCTAATAAGAGCATTGGGATTTGAGTTAAAGCAGTCCGACCTGACGAGCTATCAAGAAAATAGTTTACTAAGACCTTACTATAAAAACATTTTGGTTGATGAGAATAAAAAGAAACGATTTGTAGCTGCAATAGAAACAACTAGAGGTTGTCTTTTTAATTGTGATTTTTGTTTTGTAAATAACTCTACTGTGTATGATAAAAAATGGATGGTAAGAGATAATGGGCAAATTTTAAAGGATATTGAGGTATACTATAACGAAGGAATTAGAAAGTTTCTGTTCTTCGATTTGGAATTTTTTGGACCATCTAAACGACATCATGAAAAGAAAGCAAAGTTATTAGAATCAATTATAAAGTTTTTTCCTGACATAAAGTATATGATCTATTCCAGAGCTGATACACTACTTAAATTTGATAATTTCGATCTGTTAAAAAAAAGTGGTCTTTACAATGTATATCTTGGGGCTGAATCGTTCGATGATGGCGACCTTAAAGCACTAAAAAAAGACATAACGTCAATTGAGATATCAAAGTGTGTGACAAAACTCCTAGACTTGGATATTGGAGTTTTTATGAGCATGATACCATTTAATAGAAATTCTACGATAAAATCTGTTAGGCATAACATAAATGCCATTACTAAACTGCTTCAGCATAAACATGCTGCGTCTATGAGAATTCAAACGTTTCTAGTGAATGCAGAACACAGTTGGGGTAATAAAGGTCTTGAAAAATTCAAGTTCTCAGACAAAACATATACAATTTGGACGATGTATATGCAGGCGCACACCGCTCCTAAGTTTGTATTTGACAACGGTCTGGAACCTATAATTGAGTTATACAGAACACTTGCATATGAAAATGAAAAAAAGAGTACTGAACTTAATTTGGTGTATGGTAGGCAATGCGAAAGTGATAAAAACAAAATTGAAGTTTGGTTTGCTAACATAGACAAGTTTAGTATGTTTTGCGCATCTCACTTTCTGGATCGATTTGAAAATGGATTATTGAAACTTACCAAAGAATCAATTCTTACAAACCAAATTGATATGTTTAAAATGGTGTCATCGTTTAATACAAGAGTTCTGCCACCTCATTTGTCAGATTGTTGCACTGAAGAAGAGACATTGAAGTATTCGAGTTCAGAATCGATTCAACTTGGTGATCACGGATTTGATCAGGTAATACCTCCAATATATGACATAATTCGTACGTTTAAAGAGGCATGACTATATGAATAGTATGGGGATGCTTTATAGAATGGATATAAGAGCGAAATATTATATTCTAACTGGATTATATCGTTTCATAGTTACAATGAAATTTCCCATTTTGACCATTTTCCTTTTAAATGAGGGTTTTAGTATAGTGCAAGTTGGTATGGGTTATACACTCATGTCAATAACCGTTCTTCTTAGTGATATACCCTTAGGTATTATAGCTGACAGAACAAATAAAAAAAATGTATTCTTGGTTGGTGTTTTAATTGAAGGTATTTCTGCATTTTTGTTTGTTTTTAGTAATGAGATGGTTTTACTGTTAATTGCATTTGTTTTTTGGGGGGTGGGAATATCTAGTTATTCAGGAGTCCTCCAAGGATGGTTTATTAATGAAAGTAACAAAAAAAAATCCACTTGTAATCAGTCAGAAGTCTTTAGTAAAGCTAGGGTTGTATCCAATGTAGCAACGTTTTTGGGAATGGTTAGTAGTGCTATCGTGGCAAGTAGTTATAGTTATGAGATAGTTTTCTACTTGATGTTTTTCCTACTTTCGATTTACGCATGCATTGCATTTTTGATCATTAATGAAATTAAAGTTCAGAAAGATCTAATAATTCATTCTAAGGATGAGTACATAGGGTTTATTAAAAAGCCCGCATTTATCTTTATACTAGCTTTCAATGCGGTCTTGGGCTTTGTCTATAGTGGTTATGCAGTGATATGGATGCCAATATTTATGGATAAAATGAATATCTATTCTAATGGAAGGTTGGTTGATAATACTGTTATCTATGCGCTATCTTATCTAATCAGTGGGTTTTCTGTAATTTATTTAATTGGTTTGTTCACTAGAGTCATTCCAAATCTACTACAGAGAGTTTACTCATTAAGAGTCTTGTTTTCTCTGAGTTTTTTGTTTATGGGTGTTTTTTCTGATTACCCATATTTCCTTATCATTTTCACACTATTGATGTTTATTTTTGGTGATCTCGAATATGGTTCACTAAGTGAACTTAACAATGTTTTTTTAATGACTCAAATAGAGTATTTGGATTGTCTGTTCTGTCGAGTTTTGAACGTTTGCTTTCTAGCTTGGGTGCTTTTGTTATTACTGCTATTTATGACTCGCATTCAGCTATGCCTACGTTGTTAGTGATGTCTTTTGTTGCCATATTCCCCTTATTTGTACTCCCGTTTATTAAAAGTAAACTTAACTTAAGAATGGAGTCTTCCCATAGTGGATAGTATAAATGATTTATATCAAGACAATGCAGATTTATACAATGCTATATCAGATGATAGAGACTTTCGCTTACAATCTGAAACTTTGCTAAATCTAGTCTTAAGACCAACAACAAAAGTAGCAGAACTATTTGCTGGATTGGGGAACCATGGATTTGAATTTCAAAAAAAGGAATAAATTGTGTAGCAGTTGATAGTTCACCTGAAATGAAGCGCTATTCCATTAAAGCTGGAAACTATGAAGACAATACTTATTTGGTAGGAACTTTACCATTTTATGAACTACCATGTAATTTTCGTGATTTTGATGCATTTTTATTGTTGCGATATTCGTGCGGATATCTAAATATATGCGAGCTAAATAAATTAATAAAACAATGTAAGAAAGCTGCGACAAAAGGTTCTTCACTTTTCATAGAATCACACTCTATGAAAAGCGTATATAACGGTCTTAGTGAACTTTCGATTGTAACTCGGAAAACATCCATAAATGATACTTCTGTCTCATGTGTATGGCCTTGTGAAAGGCCGGTATTCGATACCTTTTCACATACAGCAGATTTAAAAGTAAGCGTTAGTTTTGAAGATACAAATCACTATTATATATCAAGAGAAAATTTTCACTCTTTTGAACTGATTGAGTTTCTGGCGATACAGAATGGTTTGACTGTTACTTGTCATGATTTTTCTGCACCTGGAAGTATTTTTCCGGGATCTATTGTGTCTCAAATACATTTTTAGAGGTTTGTATGTACGATTTTAGTAAACCTATATGTGGTAATGATGTAACCGTTTGTTTAATTGACGAGTTTAAAGAAGAATCACTTCTAACTAATGCCAAGATTATTTGTGACAATTATGGTATTAAATTTTTTCAACTTTTAAAGGTAGAAGACATTGGGGAATGCACTTTTGATACGAATATTGTGCATTTTATATTTAGATTAAAGCGAGAATTTGATCACCGCTTTATTTCTGAAATACAATCCTTCTTACCAATTTATCATCGGTCTATATCAATTGCATTTTCTTACAAATCTAAGGAAGATTCAATTTCCTACACGAATGTAATCGAGGAAGAAAAAAACCACCAAGAGTCAGCCTTTGATTGTTTTAACATCATGAGACCAGATATTTACTTTTCTGACTATTTTACTGTGTCCCAATTGAAACTACTAGACAATATAGTGTGTGACACAATTAGAGTTAAATATACACCTATTTGTATTTCTTCTGACTCTATTGAAAATGAATTACCGAAAACGGTAATAGATTTTTTTGAAAGAGCTGCCGAGTTGTATGAAATCAACAAAATGTATCATAGGTCATTTACTGATGGGTATTTTTCGATAAAGTATGATGGGATAGTTTATATAACAGCAACAAAAACACGGAAAGACAAAAAAATATCCTTAAAAAGAATATCGATTATCCATAGTTATTGCGAACTAAAAAATGAGCTTGTATATACTGGCGCTTATGTTCCATCGTCAGATTCTGTTGAGGCGATGATTGTATATCAAAATACAAATGTTTTGGAGTTAATACATACGCATGATAGTTGTAAGTTTACAAGAAATCCTAACGCAAACATTTTTCCAAGAATAGAGCCTATGGAGTATGGTACATCTGAGTTGGGTTATAAGATTGTTTCGACTATTCTGGGTGGGAATTGCGATTTAGTTATAATGGAAGAGCATGGAGAGGTTTTCCTTGGATATGATCACTCTGAGTCATGTTCAACCAATGCTATAGTAAATGCGTTAGGTACACTGGGCTTTCCAAAGATAGCTTGATATATATTAATTTTCAGGCCTCGACTCACAATGCTGTGTTTTTAATACACAGCATTAGAAGGGGTTTTTATGATTGTTTAGATATCAGATGGTAAAAGTAAAAACTGTAAAATTTATCAATATGTTTACGTATCTTGAGATTAATTTTTAATAATTATAACAGATCATATATTGAAAGATGGATTTAATTGGCGGTAAACGTTGGCCTTGAATCTATATACCGTGATAGATGTCAGCCATCGTGGCGACGTACTTTCTTTTTAGATACAAAAAATATTTCTCCTATTATGTGGAATTTTCTACTTTTTATCCGCGTTGCGGTTTCTTGGTTTGCCGGAAGTAAGCGAGATAATAATTAAGATGATTTATTTGTGCATCATGATACTGAAGGGTCAGATTTGAAATCCAACCCTTTGTCTTTAAGCTCCTCAATGATAGGGGTAATGACTTCTTCCCATACCTCTTCTGTGTAGCTGTCTTATTCGAACCTATCGAGAGAGACAGAGACATATTGGCCGCCGAGTTGCGCGACTCTAGTGATTTCGGAGTAGCAAAGCTGGCGAGAAGTGCCCCAAACATTCTGTCTGTTCTGCTGAGCAATAGTTCTGGCCTGAGACGCGTCTATACTGACTGCCTCAGGCGGCGCAGTTTATAGCTTGTCTCTAACCGATTCACAATCTCTGAATTCATCGTCCGGTCATTATCTTTGGCGGCCTTAACTACTTGAGTATGTAGTTCTCTTGTAAGCCTCAACGCCGTCTTCTGAATAACCTTCATTCAAAGAGCTACTCAGTATTTTTTGCTTCAGACTCAAGAGCAATTTTGACCAGACGTCGAATTGCTTCAGACCTACTTGGTAGATCAGTCTGTTTAGACCGCCATACGTCAATTTCATCCCTCTCTGAGGGAGATATAACCATTTGAAGGCGGAGTGACTTTATCTCTTTTTGGGATTTTTCGTTCATTTAAATACTATAACAGGGGTGAAAAGTTACACAAGTTGTGTTGACTTCAAAAAACAGATTAACTATTGTTGTGTAAGTTACACAACAAAAGCACCAGAGAGCGGTAACTCCCTAGTGCTTTCTAACCAGAACGAACTGCTATGGAGTTCATCATGGCTAACTCAAATGTTACAGCAAGCAGAAAACAAAAGCGAAATATGGAGTCGTTAAAGGCTCCTGTCATAGGTGGAGTAGAAATTACAACTGATGCCTATGGGCGGTTTAATCTAAACGCACTGCATAGTGCACATCTGGAATCTGTTCCTGATTCGCATCGAAACAGTAAACAACCAGCAGACTGGTTGAAATTAGAGGGAACTAAGGAACTTATTGACGAAATTTCTAATTCCGAAGATCTTCATATTTGCCCTGTCGAGTCTAAAGCAGGTAGGTATGGCGGTACCTTCGCCCATGAACTTCTAGCCATCTCCTACGCTGGGTGGATTAGCCCCCGATTCCAGCTACAAGTTAACCAAGCGTTCCTAGACAGCAAGAATACCCATCACACAATTTTACCCTCCAACTACAAAGAAGCCCTGCTTGAACTCGTTGCCAAGGAAGAGCAGCGCGAGCAACTGTTGCTGGAAAACCGTCAGAAGGATGAAGAAATCCACGACCTTAAAAACCTGTTCAAACAGGGCATGACTCTCCCGGCATTCTGCAAAATGCTGAACGGAGTGAACGTCATGCAGGTGAATACCTATTTTTTTGAACTTGGATGGTTGTACCGGGACAACAAAGGTTTTCGTGTTGCCAGCAAAGTACGGGACAGGTATTTGACAGAAAGCATCGACGAAGTGAGTCCCCATGGTCGGGATACTTTCACAAAGCACAATGTTGAGTTGCTACGAGCCGGAGCCGAGAAAGTCTATGAGCATTACCGGGCTGGCAAACTTCCGATGAAAAAAACATGGGATGGTAATTTCTCTCAC